CCTTGTCGGCTAGGGGCTGAGATATCAGTCCTAAAGATCCTCTATGTGCCTACGAAAATGCATATTCATGCTAAATTTCGTTAACCGTATTCATTTTTATTATTATAGTTCATATTCTCTTCTTTTTTACCCCTCTCCCTGTAAAAGAGAGAGGGTGGTTAGTTACATTGGTGTCTTTGCTATGATGTGTGTATCAGATGAAACATGCAGAAATATGTTATCACCATCTGTAGAAGTATTCTTAATATCATAAGAAACGCCTTCTTTTTTGTCAAATACAAACATTTCACAATCACCACCTGTAGCGTCAATGTAAGATTTTAAATGCTCTATCAACTCACTTGCTTTCATAATTCTATCTATTTATATCCTTTATAGGATGATTAATCAATCTTCTTGATTCTATCAATTTCCATACTCCATAGTACAAACTCTCTATTGGAGCGAGTGCCATCTTTCTTTGCAGGGTTGATTCTTACATCAATCTCGCCAGTATAACCACTACGACCTCGTTCTGGAGCAATGCTTGCAATCCAGCATACATCACATCTGGAGCAGCTAACCTTGTCGTCAACCTTGTATGGAAGACTTTCGATGTAATCATTTACGTAAGAACAAATCTCAACATTAGCTTCATTGATAATGCTTAGTTGCTTGGCTACCTTTACTTTTAATTCTTCTTTCGTCATATCTTTAAATTTATGCCATAAGGCGGTTAAATACTAATGTGAATAAATATTTTTATCACCTAAATCTTTTAATGCTATATCCTTACACTTTTGGCAAAGAAATCTGTTTCCTAAGCCTTTGTCGAAATACGCTAAAGAAATAAAATCTTCTGGTTTGAATTTGCGCCCACAACAAAAGCAAGTCTTTTGTACTGACAAATTAGAACTCTCACGCAACTCTTTAAAATGAGCAAACGTCCCAAAGAAGTGTCCTTCTTCACACCCTATCGCTTTGTAGACTTTCTTAGTTATTTTTACTACTTCCATACCTACACCTCCATTTCGTGATTAATTCCAAGACCGAAGAGAAGATGTTGTAAATCCGAGACTGTATAGATTTTACTACGCAATACTGTCGCATATGCAGAATAAGCACTATAATTAGGATAATCAAGCCGATCTGGCAAGTATACATTTATACCTTTTTTATTTGGAGAGATGTAGAACCCACAATCAAGAAGTTCCCATCCATTCTTTTCCAATATGGCAATAGTAAGACTTACTGGCTTTATCTCATCAACCCCAACAAAGCAATACACCAATCTTTCTTTAGGACAAGACAAGTCAAAGTGATTTCCGTCTCTTGGCTCTTTGACAACCATGATTTTGTTGTCATACATAACAATATCACCTTCAATATATTTCTGTGCCATACGCTACTTTTTAAAATTTATTATTTGCATTTTTATAGAGTTGGGAGCCTTAAGCTACCCAACTCATAAGTTCGTTTTCATTGAAATCATTCTCGGTATCATCACCATTCTGATTCCAGCTCTCGACTTTCTCTATACTGAGATTTTTCGATGTAGAAACAAAAGCACCGGTGCCATCATAGCCATTTTCTTCGTAACCATCAATCTCAAGCTTGCACTCGATTGCGATAGTTTCATTACCTTTGCTGTACTCAACATAATTTGAACCCTCAGAAATCTTTTCTGAAATTGCTCTGTAATCATTGCTTGTTAATTCCATAATCTTGGATTTTAAAGTGTTATTATTTATCATTTGCACTACAAAGATAATCATTTTTTATCAAATCCGCAAGAAAAAAGCAGATTATTTTTATCAAATCCGAAAAATAATAATGACTTATGAACCAATAATAATAGAACCGTCATTTACCACATGTCGTTTTCACTAAATCCGTTCATGTGTATTTCTTTCTTTTCGTGGTCTATCTCAATATCAATAGCCGCTGACCAGTTGTACTTTCGCTGCATTTCTTCTTCAAATGTTCCCATTCTCCAACCTCCAGGTTGAAATATCTTTCGCTCTCCTTCACGTTTTATCTCATGTTCTCCGGCTCCGCGATATTCGAAGCCGCTTCTCCAAAAGACCCGATAAGTTGGGTTTTCTGCCAATACCTCCTTACATTTGTTGCCACCCACTAAACTGAATTTCTCAATATTATTTTCCATGTCTTCTTATTTTTTAGTCCTCAATTTTAATAATGTAAAGCAATTCGTCGTGGTCAACGTCATTTGTAGGTGCGTTATAAACGTCAATGACGTCTCCACCTCTAAACTCCATAGGCATATTCTTGTCTAAGAAATCTGTTACTATATCATCGCAGAGAGAGTTTTTCGTGGCCCACACCTGCAGATAGATGCCATCAGCTACCTTATCACCACCATCTTGCTCCTTTATACCAAAGGCAGACTTGTGATTTTGTCCATGGATTTCATCTACGCTGAATGAAATCTGCTGTCTACTAAGTTCGTCAAAGAACTTTGCCAGAATTGTTGCTTTCATTTTTTATATTTTAAGTAGGGGAGACAAATCTCCCCCATAGTTAAACTTAATCTATAACTTCTTCTACTCCTAGGAATGTTGCAATTGCGAAAGAACGGAAAGCCTTCTTCTCCAGGTCGAAGTAACATACGGTTGTGTAGCAAGGCTTGCGGTTACCCTTCTTTGTGTAATCGAAATTGAGTTTCAGCGTAGCCAAAGCCTCACGTACAGAACCATCAGCTTTGATGTAGTGAATCTTAACCTTGTGTGAGTACATGATAGCTTTAGCTTTCATTGCTACCCATGCTTTGTGCAATGCTTCTGACAATGTCTTTGCTGACTTTGCCTTTAACATAGCCCAAGCAGATTTCATTACATTTGACTTGTTAACTCTTACTGAATTTGTATTATTTGTTGCCATAATCTTTATGAATTTAAAGTGAATACTATATTTATTATTTACACTACAAAGATAGGCATTTTTTATCAAATATGCAAACTTTTGAGTAACTTTTTTAATCAAATATGAAAGTTTTTTAAGGCACGCTTACGTTGAAGTAAGAAAGCAAGTCCTTTCTTCTCTCTATATACAACTCAGTCTGTATTAACCCGCAACATTTCCATTCAGAGCAGTACCCTTTAAAAACACACTGTGGTTGGCAAGCCTCTGCTAGTTCGTGTTCAATCTTAGAAAGCTCATTCACAACCTTGTACCATATCGATCTTGTTACTTTATCTGCTTTACGGCATAGACGCAAGCGACTGATGTTGATTATCTCCTGAGCGTTGAGGCTGAGTTGCATGTTAACCGGAGCGTCTTGTGGCATATCGTGGCGAGATACCTTTGAACCGGTTATATCGGGTCTTGACGTACTCACGAATGGTTGAGCATGAACATGACGGACGAAGTGGCCCATATTACAATATGGAATATTATAAACCTTAATGTCAAATTCCAAAAGTCGGAGAGGGGAGTGCTCACTGATAATCATCTGCTTCTTGAACTCTTGACTTGGTTCCTTGCCTAATCCTTCCTTGCGCTGGGTGAAACGAGCGGCATCGACCACTCGTTCCCAATCTGTCAACTTCTTAATTTCTATTACTATATTTTCCATAACTAAATCTCTATATATTTAAATCCACGAAATGCTTTACACACAATAGGTTCCTTTAGGTAGTGAAACTTGCCACTACGCTGAATAAAGTTACCTTCCCATCGTTTTCCGGTAGTTGTACATTCAAAGTCACCATCTTTAGCATATCCTACAATGTTATGCCAGCCGATAATCTTTCCGTCATAACACAGATAGCAGCGTCTGATGTTTTTAATATCCTTCGGTAGGTTGGGTACCTTGAAGTTCAGTACTTGGCTACCATCTTCGACAGCCTTCAGTTCTTTCTTGTAAACTTCCCATTTGATTTTCTTGGGAATAGTAATACAGATAGCTTTCATATCTCTAGTTCTTCGATTTATAAAAATGTAAATAACCAATAGCATAAGGCATGGTAACAGAACGAGATACGCAAAACACCACAGATTCTTGCTTCTCATCATCCCATCCATTTAGCCACTCTAATTTTAAACCAGTAATGGCCAGCTGTGACTTGATTTTGTCAGCTGTCTTTATGCACTCTTCTTTTGAGCTAAACAAAACTCGATCGCCATACTCTTTTAAAACGTTCTCAACTCTTGCCGAAAGGTCTTTATCTCTTTCTTGACCTGGAGAAAATATTCCAAAAAACTTCATTTTCGTAAAATTTTAATAAGTTCTACTAATCTTTTATTATCTTCCGTTAACTTAGCAACCTCTAATTTAAGTTGCTTAATTTCGTGAATATACGAAAGTTGCTCTAATGTTCCCATTATTTCTTACCTCTTTTTCTTCTTGACTTTGTGCATATCGTGAACGTGACAAATGTACGCTTGAAAGTACGATGCCGAATAATATATGAATGAAATACGGAACATTTACGAATAGTTTTTAACTTCTTTTCGTATCCTTTTTGGGGGGCGGCACAACTCTTGTACCACTTCTTCTTTTTTCTAATACTAATCATACGCCATACTATTTTAGTTCATCAAAGTCAAACCACTCTATCTTATCGTAGCACTCGTACAGAACTTCAATACGCTGTGTTCCGTCTCCTCTTGTGACAATCCAGACATCATCACTCATTGCTCCATAGTGAAGAGCCGTAGGATTTACGCCACCTCCACTATATCGGAACATCACCCACTTTTTTAATGGTGGCTTATCTTCTTTTAGGTCGTGCCATAATGATGCAGCATTCACGTAAGGAACGTTTTCCGTATCACAATCGGTAACACCAACCTTTTCGGTACTGAACGTTACTCCGTTTAGCTCATTATAATCTACCTCATCTTCGTTGCTACAGATGTTGAGGTAAATCTTCTTTGGTAAATTCTTTACTTTCATATCACTTAAATTTAATGATAAAAAACTCGGTATCTATCCATTTATCCAAGCAACGTAGTTTGCGTCGGCAAGTCTATATGATACATACCCATTATCTACAACCACGTTGGGTGTAAACTTACGAATCCACCCAGTCTCATCCTTGAAACCAAGAATTAGATACTTATCACCACAATATCCTGCTAAATAAGCACCAATCTCTTCGCCTTTATAACAAGCGACCTTACCATGATGCTGTTCATAAATCTCTTTCAGTGTCATACGCTACTTAAACTTAATTATAAAAAACTCAGTATCAAGCCACTTGTCGGGACATAAGTCTTTTTTAGGCTTCCCGATGGTGATGCTCTCAATCTCCTTCTCGACAGATGGCTTATTACCTTTCGGATAGCCTTTAACGAAGAGAACGTGGGTATATGGCTTCAATATAATTCTCTGTGTATTAATATAGCCTTTAAGCAAATCAGTTCTCCCTGCCAAACACGAAGCCAAATCTTTCACATCAGCAACATTGCTGTTATTTTGAAACAATCGTGCTACCCAATATGGTTTAATAACTCGGTATTCTTCCATCTTCTTAGCAGATACAATCATCGAATACCACGGTTCTGCAAGATGCACTGTCAAAACTTTCTTTTCCATACACTACTTTTTTAACTAAACTTATCGCCTTTTCTTTGCTCGTTGCTTATTTAATGCTTAAACTTGTTAGAAAAGCATCCTCCATTACATTCGGACATAAAATACTCGCATTCAGCACAAGAGGTATTTTTAAGCGATTTCCATCTATTCAAAATTTCAAAAGCTATGAAATTTGAAAGTTGTGCATAAGAAATTATAGAGCCATCTTCATTAAATAAATTAAGATAATTACCATCGTATTGTGGGCATGTTCTAATTCTAAAATCTGATGTAATTAGTGGTGTCTTACGATTTAAAGGATTACAAAGGAATAAATCTTTGCTATCTTTAGTATCTATTTTACATATCTTATTTATCTTTTCTACCATATAATTAGGAATACAGCATTTTGGATATTTATGATCAACTCCAAAATGATAATATGGATGCTCCATCGCCCAATTAAGTATTTTATCAAATATAGGAAGTATGTCATCTTTGTACTTAAATATATTCAAAGTACAATCTAACGTAATGTTGAAACACACTTCTCCACCAATCTCCTTCACTTCTTGATAAATTTTTTCCATCTTTTTAATAATGGCATCTGCTTTTGTCGTTTTTGTTATAACGACCTCTGTAACTAAAGGAGAGTTTTCTATCCATGATTTTTCTACTTTCTCAAGATGGTTAAAGTTGATATTAAAACCTTTATTCTCACAAGTTTGTATTTTAGACAAAATGTCTTTTCTTAAACCATTTGTGAATAAAATTATGCTATCAAATTTATCATAAGCGTAATTCCATATTTCTAAGAAATCAGGGTGAATAGTTGGCTCTCCTCCAAAAATGCACAAACTTTTAATATGATTATCTACGCAATAATCAATTAATTTTTTACATTTTTCTGTATCCATGTCACTGTTTGGATTTCTGCTATTTTTATTCAAACACCAAGGGCAGGATGCATTACATTTTTCAGTTAAATAAATCCTTATTTGTCTCATAGTTTTTATTAATTATTTATATTTTAAATGGAGGCTCAGATTTTTTACCCTCTCCCTGTTGCCAAGGAGAGGGTGGTTAGTTACTTTATTACAGCCATTTAGGCTATTCTATCACATAATCAGCATCAATACCCATATCTCTCATTCTATCTTCAAGGGCTTCAAGATAAGATGTCATACCAAGCTTTTGCTTAGTCATAAGAGTAAACTGGGTAATTCCAACTTTCTGCAAGAATCCTTCCTTCTTTAAGGCAGCGTTCAACTTGCTTAAACGCTCTACTAATTGAATATGCTCTTCGCACATTCTTTTCTGAAAATCTTCCATATTACTATCTGTTTATATCGTTGATTACTCTACTACTTTCTCAAGGGAAAAATAATCAATTCCCCAAGCTTCGTTTGCGTAACAGTAAGGTTCTCCGTTTTTCTTTATTCTTCTGATAAGAAAATGAACCTTGATTTCATTATTGCCGAGAGATATAGCATCTTTTAGACGTTCAATGATAAAGATATTGCCATCTTTATCTTTCACCTTGTCACCTTCCTGAAAAGGTAACAAACTTAGAAAATCGTTCATTATATCATTCTTCTTTTTGCGAAGCTCTGATATTTGTGAATCTGCCATCTTCAAACAACCTTCTACATTCTGTAATTCGTTGTATAATTCTATTTCTGTCATATCTTTAAATTTATGCCCGAAGGCGTTAAACATCAAACTATTAATAAAGACAAACTGATGCCTAATATACCTGCTCCCAATATCATAAGTATGACTCCTTGGAGCATATACATAAAATCCTTCAAGAACAAATATACTCCAAATATAATCAATACTATACCTATTATAAATATTACTATCATACCTACACCTCCATTTCGTGATTAATTCCAAGACCGAAGAGAAGGTGCTGGAGTTGATGCACAAAATGAAATTCTAAAACTCGCACTCCTAATAGATGTGCGGCATAAGTTTTATCATCAAGAAGTATAAATATACTAATATTTCCTTTTTTAAAAATCCATGTTGCACCATCATATTCCCATTCGTTCTTATTAAGAATCTCTGGAGTAAGAGGAATCGGTTTTAATGCTTCTTCTAAAATACATCCTATACTTCCACCAATTTCATCAGTCTTATAATAAAAGAGTCTAATACCTTTTAGATAAGAGCTTGTAATTCTTATAACTTCCCCTTTATGATTATATACCAAATCTCCTGGGATATAAGTTGGTTTCCAATTTATATTCATACGCTTTACTTTTTACGATGCTTAAACCTCTTCACCACCGAGGATAATGGTTTTATCACTATATCCTATATCGGTAATATCAATGTTTCTAAACTCCTTTACACTAAACCCGAAACTTCCTCCATTATCTATAATATTAAATATTACATCAAAATCTGGATTCTTTAAAAGCTGCTTTGCTAAATCTTTTGCTTTCATACACTTACTCCTTTACTTCTTTAAAGATTACATTCTTGTGGTCTGAACGTTCTTTGATACTACAAGGATATTGCTGCCATACTTCACAAAACTTCTTACTATCAAAGAAGCACCCTTTGCAAGACTCTTTATCAGTCTCAGTAACTTCAAGAGTTACTCTTTCTCCAACTTTAAGCTCTTTCATTACTCACCTCCTTCCCAATCATCAGTTGTACCAATTAACTTTGCAGTCTCTTCATTGTAAGGAATACAATAAGGATAACCACCTACACAATCGATAGTGACATATTCTCCATATGAATCCATGTGACTGAAAATATTTGCAGTCCATATATCATCGTCAGCATTTCTTGTTATCACTCTGTCGAATGGCTTTGGAGTCCACTTTGTCTTTAAAGACACAATCTGTTTCTTCTCAGCATCCCAAGCCTTGCCTTCCTTTGCAAGGGCTGAAAAGAGTTGCTGCTTCTCTTCTTCTGTGGCATATTTTACACCGCTATCTTTACGACACCAAACACCATGAGACGTTGGGATAGTAATCTCTCCTGAAGCTGTAAGGGCTACATGGTATTCAAAATCTTTATACTTATTAAATTTACTAAAGATAAAAATATGATTTTTTGATAGAGCAGTACTAGGATTGGAGAGAATATCTCCATCCTTGAACTCAGGCTGAGCCTTTTCTACTTCAAGGGTCTGACGATTAAGTTTACCGCCTAGCTTTGCTTCTATAATAGCGCAATAAAGAGCTTTTACGGTGTCCTCTGTTTGGAGTTCAAAGTAATCACTTCTAAATGTTTTAGCACCAATATAAGTTGTACCACAATATCCTTCATCTAACATGCAATGCTTACCAACAATAGACATATATGTATCATCCACAAACTTATCGAAGATGATTTCATATCTTTTATCTACACTAATTAACACATCGCCCTTCTTCCAGGCGAACTTGTGCCAGTCACGCATTTCTTTTGAAGGAACTAAAATTGACTCTCCGCGCCAGCTATATTTCCCATCATTATAAAACAACCAATCTGTTCCACCATTATCTGAAAGAGTAATACCATGATCGTCTTCGGTACATATCTCTTCTATACTAAGTTCTCCAAAAGCATCAGCATAAAGCTTAGTACCTTTTGGCTTATCCTTTAGAATTTCTGCTATGTTAATCTTTTCTTCCATATTACTTACCTTTTTATTTGTTAATCGTTTGCACCAAAGTCCATTAGAGGGTCTATCTCGTAAAGATGTTCTTCTGCATCATATTTTCTTTCTAGTATATTTATCGTGTTAGCTAGATGAGTATCTGACATATCCTTAATCGGTATTTCTCTACCATCTTTGGTTTTCCATATGATTTGAGCAGTTTCTCTGTCTGATCCATTGCTCTAGTTTCAAATCATTAATATCAGCTATTTTCATAACTAAACTAATTTTTGCGTTAAACAATACTGGTAGAAACTCATACTACCAACGTATTTTGATATTTTTGGCAGCTCACCATAATAAGGAGTGACTTTCAAGCCATCAATGAAATCAGCATTCTCAGTTGATACCTCGGTATCATGCTCATTCATAAACACCTTTTGCGCTGATGTAGAATGGCTTTCAGCTCTCAGCTTACCAAGTGACCGCCAAACTTGTTTACGATGAATGAACAATCCATGCAAAGGAATAGTTTTTACTTCTACTTTTGTTTCCATAACCTTAACCATTTAAAGATGATAATAACTATTTGATACCATTGCACTCCAATCGAAGCAGCCCACGGCATCCGGCTTTAAGAAGCGCTTCTCTAACTTCTCCAATGCCTCTTTATACTTCTGCTCCATGTGCTTGCAATGAAGTCTCTGAGCTAATTTAAGTTGCTCGACAATACCCTTGCGAGCAACTCTATATTGTTTGTCGGACGTCATTGTTTTTCGTTCACATAGTTGATTACGTGCTCCTGTGCTTGCTCATGCAAGTTATCAAAAGCGTCTTCTATAACTTTGGCTGTCTGGTCGCCATTAAGGTTCTCCAACATTTCGCCAGCTACTTCTACCATTTTTTGTATAGGTAAAGAACTGAACTTATCAACTAAGAAGTTCTTCTGCTCGTTAATGGTCATATCATCGAACAAGCCCGATAAATCTACTTCAACTTTATATTCTGCCATAATTTAAAATTTTAAATGCAATTAGTTGTACCACACATCATTTGGCATAAGAGCCAATTTCCATCCATACTTCAGTTCGTACCTTAATGTTCTAAGGTCGTTACTCATTACAGATGAAAGACCAACAAACTTATTTTCGTACTCCATAGCCAAGGATTTAGTTACCATACTTATAACACAAATAGTTAGCTTCTGAGCCAAAATAAAGCTCAGTGTCGCTCATATTTGCCTCCATCAAGTCATTCTCAACATCTTTATAAGAAGGTACGCAATCCTTAACTCTTTGGCAGAATAAAGGATATTTTGAAGAAACGTCTTCTCCGTCTTCATCATAGATATTAATCTTATCTACATTGTAATATGGATAAGAAGAAACGTTTCCATTTGAATGGATAACCTTTCTACTCTTAATAGAAACTACGATTTCAGCTGGCTTGTTGACCGCATCAAACTCACACACGAAATCATCAAGCTGCGCCTCTAAAGCCGCATCATTAATCTTTTCAGATAAGTTTTCAAAAAACTTTTTCATATCTAAATTACAGTTTTTGTTATCTGCCATAATCTTTGAATTTAAAAGTGATAATTATTTGCATTCCATAGCCGCTTATTTATAAGCTACCGGGAGTTTGTGAAATTCGTAAGCATCAACAAAATCGGTTTTGCCGTTCCATTCAAAGTTGAGCTTCTTACAGATATTCTCTATATATTTATAAAGAACATCTTGATAAGTTTCATACTCAACAAGAACATCTGAACCATTTTGTCCGAAAGCAACATCATATTGCAATCCGAAACGTTCATCTAGCAAGGAAGTGACATTTTTGTTAGCTTCCTCAACAAACTGTTTTGCAGTTGTTTCATTTCCTAAGTTAAATTTTTCAAGAAACATAACTTTGAATTTTAAAGTGAATACTATATTTATTATTTACACTACAAAGATAGGTATTTTTTATCAAATATGCAAATTTTTAAGCGATATTTTTATCAAAAATACAAAAATAATTTCAAAATTACAAGTTTAATATACTTTTTTGATAAGTACACCTTAATATATAGGAAATAATTCCCTTTAAGTGAAAAACTTTAGTTACTTTTGCAGAAACATTATTCACATTAACAAAATAAATTATGACACCAAAGAAATTGTTTAATGGATGCTTGATAGCGTTGGGTATCTTCGTTGTTATTGTATTTGGCTTGGGGAATTCGCATTCTCTATCAGTGAATCATCAACAATAGCAGTGATTCCTTCTCATAAGAATCAAGGATCTGTTCAATCCGATGGAACTATTCTTGTTGCGAGCAAATATCCTATCCATTCCGGACAGAAAGGAATAGAGGTTACTCTGCCTAAATTCTCTCAAAAACCTTACTTTGTCTTACATTTCGATATACAATGAAAATACTATCATATAACATTTCATGGAGTAAGCAAGAAAAGATAGACTGGCTCCTTGACAAAAAGAGTATAGATGCCTACGTGGTACCTGAGTGTGGAAATGCCGACAACATAACTATACCTAAAGGTTACTCGTTCTTTTGGATGGGTGACTTCGATTTCAAGGGGTTAGGTGTTATCTGTCGGGATAGCCATAAGATAGTGTTACCGGATTGGTATAACAAGAATCTGCACTACGCTATTCCGGTCGTGTTTGATGATGAGTATCTTCTACTTGCTGTGTGGCCTACGGTTCGCAAGGGAATAACTAACGGTTCTTATATCTCTATCCTTTTGGATATTCTGGAATACTACAAGCCATATATCAACAGATATAAAACGGTAGTGATGGGTGATTATAATGTAATCTCTGATCCAAATAGCTTTCAAAGAAAAGAATCTCCGAAGGTGTTTACTTGGTTTGAGAAAAATGGTTTGAAATCGGCTCACCATACCTTCTTGCATGAAGAGTTAGGCAAGGAAAGCCGATTTACATATGACCATACCGGCAAAGGTGATTTCTCTTTTTTCTTGGACTATGCTTTCACGAATGCAGAAGTCAAAGACTATAAGTTATATTCCTGGGTAGAATCCAACCAAATGAGTGACCATCTTCCTATCTATGTGGAAGTTTAAAACTAAGACAGCTCTTCGGCTTCCTTGGATATACGTTTCTCAGCAATCTTAAAGAACTTCTCATTGTTCTCGATGCCTATGTATTTCCGACCGAGCCTCTTGGCTGCAATAGCGGTAGTACCCGAACCGAGGAATGGGTCTATCACCACATCGCCTTCCTCACTGGATAGGTTAATGAGTCGGGTGAATATCTCCAAAGGCTTTTGGGTAGGGTGATACTTTGCTTTAAGATATGAACTTTTAATTACCCGGCTATACATGGAGCTGTCTTCAAGTTTGTTGAGGGCGGTTCCATTTTCGTATATTCTCACGATAAACTCCACATTTTGAGCAAACCGTTGTTTCGATATGATACACACTGGCTTTTCCCAAATCAATACGGCAAACTTGTATTTATGTGCCATCGCCCATTCGTAATAATCTGCTATCTGTTCCTCTGAGCAAAAGATATATGCGTTCATCTTCACCATGACACGAGGAACGAGGTCAAGCCATGCGTAGATGTCAGTACGCTGTAATCCATTCTTGATACGGCACATACCGCTATTGTCTGTGTAGTCATATAGTGCTGACTTACACATATTATTCTTAACTTTCTTCGTTTCGCTATGAATGCCCTTTGTAAACCTATAAGGAGGATCTGCAATGAGTAAGTGGCAGCAATAAGCAGGCAATTCTTCTAAAATTACCTTGTTGTCTCCGAAAATGAGCTTATCTTCCGTTATTTTGTTGATGTATCTCATAATTTTCTACAATTTTACTCTAATAGCCATTCTTTTGATGATATAATACACCGCTCTTTCCTTTAAAGCGTATTTTTCCATGAGAAAACTTACGATATAGCCCACTTTCAGCTTCTGAGCCTTCATTTGCTTGTATTCCTCGTAAATGTCGATGTTTCTAACCTCTGCCGGGTCAATTTTGTTGTCCACAAGGGCTTGCAAGAGGGTTCTGTTGGCTTTAATTAGCTCGAATTTTGTCATAATCTGAATTTTTAAGTGATTTTTAATTATTTGCATGTAAGAAAAGTGTATTTTTGTCTTTTCTCGATGCAAAAATACGAAAATATCTCGATTTTAAGCAGATTTCCGTCTTAATTCTTGCTATATTTGATTAATTTTACTACATTTGCCGTATCGAACATTAAATTCAACAAATTATTAATGAAATTATGAGAAAAATATTTCTATTATTTGCGATGCTTTTTGTTTTTGCAATTACATCAGCCCAAACAATAGTTTATGACAAGATTAATAAAGAAAGTGGCTTTAGAATGATTGCGACTTCGCAAGAACTTTGCCCATTACCAGAAGAAAATTTTTGGGCGATGTTTTATCTCGCTTGGGGTGGAAAGGATAATCTAGGTGACTATCATTTAAGCATTCATTATTACTCCACGACTCCATGTTCTATAAAACAAGGTGATCGTTTACTTTTATTCCTTGGTAATGGAACGAAAGTAAGTTTATCTTCTGATTACGATACAGAATCTGAAAAATCAGAAGACCCTTTTGAAGCAGACATTTCTTTTCCTTATGAAATTGATTGCTCATTTACGATAACAAAGTTGCAGATTGGTACGATAATAAATGCTGGGCTAAAGGGAATATTTTTAGAATTGGCTCCTAAGTCTGTATCTGCAAGTGGATATTTTACTTATTTTTCTAAAAAACTTTCCACTATGCTACAGCTTATAGACGATAAAAATAAATAGTCTCTATTTTTCTATATAAAAACGACTACACACAAAGAGCGGGGTAAGATATGTGGCCCCTTACCCCCCTCTCTTTGATATAATATTTAGCTTAGTTCTTCTTTTCGTTATATCTTCTATACATTATCTATATTCTGTATTGTTTGCACTCGGTTCTGGGTATCTGTAATCTCTTCCACAGAAACAACAGGTCTGATGGTCTGTACTGCTTCTGTAAAGGAGTCTGTCATGTCCTGCGTATTCTGAACAACACTAAAGTTCCTGGAACTCGCTATAGGTACGCCCGAGCCTATGGCATTCATGGCCGCAAGCATTGGCTCGAACATTCTTGTCGCCTTCGCAGTCATAACATACTCCCCATTGCTCAACTGAGCGTTTATGGAATCAGACGTACCCGTACCAGGTCCTACAACCTTACCACCTTCCGCAAACTTAGCAGATTTTACTGTACTGATGGCTGTTGCCACATTTGCCAACACTGTTGCTACCGTGGTGGCTATAGCTGCAAGGTTTGCTGGATAAGGAAGTGAAGATGCTGAGGCTATACCTGCGGAGAGAGCCTTACCCGTGTCAATAGCAATCTGGGCAAGGGTGATTATCTTGCTCATCTTAGCGAAATCAGAATTACTCTCGCCCAACGTGTCAAGCATACTAATCATGCTTGCGCCAACAGACTGAAAAGCCTTCTTCTTGGCTTCCTCGTTCTTGATTTCTCCTTGGTTTATCTGAGCGTTCACATCAGAAAGGTTTTTCTTCGCTTCCGTGTTCTGAGTCTCTACATCAAGTCGAGTCATGCCGACATCGGCAAGTCTTTGCGTATACTCGTCCTCACTTTCGCCTTCTTGCTGTTGGAACTGCTGCAAGAAGTCAAGCTTTTCTTGTGCAGCCTGTCTCTGAACCTCCAACTGGTCTTGCTCATTCTGCGTCTGGACATCGAGGCCTAAAGTGTTTAGATTCTGCTGCAATTCCGTTTGTTGCTCACCTTCCATCTGTAGCTCGGCAAGTTTATTGGCGAAAACTTGTTGACGATCTGCCTCTTGTTGTTTGGCATATTCTAAATCAGCTTGTGCCTTCTGTTGTCTTGCCTTTGTCTCAATATCGACACGTTCTTGCTCATATTGTGCAGTAATGTTGGTTAAGGCTTCTTGCATGGTCTGATAAGCTGCGACTTTTGAATTATAGTATTCTTGGTCTTTGGCAAGAGTATTGACATCCGCTCCATTTGCTTTGTCTGAATCCAGTTTAGCCTTTGCTGCGTCCATTTCTTTCTTAGCATTGTCACGCTTCTCTGTTGCATCAAGGGTTCCGGTCTTAGAATCGTTCTTTAAATTGTTGAGGCTAAGTTTTGTTTCCTCTTCAATCTTCTGTTTCTTCAACGCCAGTTCCTCTGCGCTGCCTTTCTGAACAACAGAAAGACGAGAGTCTATGTATTTCTGCTGACGGGCAACCTCTTGCTTGATGTTCTCATCCGAGAGCTTTTCAAGTTCCTGGTTCTTCTTGATTTCCTTGTACTTGATTGTCTCGTTAATGGCATCCCTTGCTGTTGCTGTGAGGTTGCGTTCTGTTGCAAGACGAGATTTCAACTTGTTTATTTCGTCATTATACTGCGTTTCTATCTGTGTCCTGCGCTTCTCGATGGTATCTTCCATCGTGGCGAGCATGGCATCATGTGCAGCCTTTAGTACCTCTTGCTCCTTCTTTGCTTGTTGCTCTCGCTCTCTTGCCGCCTTATCCGCAGCCGCTTGTTGCTTCTTCAACACTTTATCGTCAACGGATGCTGGTGGAGTAGGAGTATTGCCATCTCTGAGATTAGATGATGTGTAAGCTAAAGCGCCACCTGAACCTTTTACAACTTTTGCAGAAATTTCGAAGTTCTTTTCAAATAGTTTATTCTGCTTTTTCAAAAGGTTATTCTCGTCTTGCAAGCGCTTTTTCCTTTCATCAAACTTGTCATAATATTGTTGTCTCCTTACGGCATTACTATCAACTTCCTTGGTGTTACCTTTGTTGTCAACATAAACCTTAGATGTGGAAGTTTGCACACCACCATACGATGAGGTTCCAACAACTCTCGTTTGTTGCGAGACCTTACCTTTTGATAAGTCATAACCGCTTTGCCTTCCTCGTTCAACAACTCTGTTTTGTTTAGAGTTGGCATCTTCTATAGCCATTTCGTTCTTCATTATCTTCTCTTGATTCTTCACGTAAAGAGAATAAGCAGCTTCTGCCCGAGCTGCGTCACGCAAGCTATTTACGTATTTTGTGATAGATATTACGTTTTTCTCAAATAACTTTCCACTTCTGTTGATTTGAGCTTGGTAACCAGGAACGATTTTCATCAACCGATTAATTGCAGCTTGTCTTTCGTTCAAAGGTCTATTGGCATTTGCAGCTACTTGTCGCAACGATTCCAACTCAGCTTTGGATTTTGCAGCAGCCTTTATTCCTTTGTCTGCAATTTCTTGATTTTGCTGATTGATTCTATTGACAACCTGTGCATGAGCATCAGCCAATCTTTCCGTTCTTGTTGTAAGATTAGACAATGTTTCATATAATTTTGTGACACCTGCAACAATCAAGCTAATTGCCGCCATTATCACCGTGGACTTTAGGGCGGTCCATACGGCAACACCAAATGCCTTGGCAGCTAAACCTGCAGCGGTAAAACCTCTTGTCCAAGCAGACCCAGTTGTCATAGCTTGTGCTTGGTTCCATCTTGCAGTTTCTGTAGCTTGTAGTTTTTGCGTGTTAGCAGTTGCCTTTGCCAATTGTTGTTTTGTTACTTCAAGTTTAGTTGCAGTTAGTTTTTCTTGTTCAGACCATTTTGACGCATCCTTCGCTTTAAATTCGTTATATTGCGCTGTCAAAGTTGCAGTTTCACGTCTCAGCATTTGTTCCTTTGCTTGGCTCTGTTGAACCGCATTTGTCGCTTTCTGTGCATTCAATGTTGCATTGAGCGTGATTTCTGTATAGGCAGAACGTGCCGAATTTACAAGTTTGACAAAAGTAATGGATGCTAAAACTTGCATTATTATTCTTCCGACTAAAGGGAGATTTTGTGAAACCCAGAGAATGCCCTTTCGTATAGAGTCTGTAAAAGAAACAAGTGGGTTATCCGTTGTCTTGCCAAGTGTTATCAGTAAATGCTCCCATGCTGACTGCATGCCATAAATAGAGTTTGATAAATCACTATATGACTGCTTAAACATTCTTTCGGTTGTACCCTGGGATTTGTTGAGAATATCCAACTTTGTTTTCAGTCCATCTATATTGTTAAGCAAAGCCATTGCTTGTGGTGCCACTCGTCGACCGAAGATGTCGCCAAGTAGCTCTGCCGAGTTAGCTGCTTTCATAACACCACTATCACGCAACTTCTCCAACGTCTTTGTCAAACCTTCTGAGCGCAAAGATGATTCGGAAATGTCAACACCCAACTGCTTGAAAGCCTTCTGTTGCTTTGCTGTAGGGGAAGCAAGTCCCATCAATACCATACGGATAGCAGTACCTGCATCTGATCCCTTGATACCGACATCGGCAAGAACGCCCAATGCAGCGTTGACTTGCTCGATTGACTGACCGAGTGAGTGACCAAATGGCGCAGCGTTCTTCTCTGCCTCGGCAAGCATACTGATATTTGTAGCAGAATGAGCTGCCGTTGAAGAGAGAACATCGTTAACTCTTCCCATATCCTTAACCTCCAATCCAAAGCCATTCATGACATTGGTAGTGATGTCGGCAGCTTCCGCAAGTCCTATCGTGTTGGCTTGTGCCAATTGTAAGGTAGGACTGAGTGCTTCCGTTGCTTGCTGGGCACTCAGTCCGTTTCTGGTAAGATTCTCTAAAGAGTTAGCAGCCTCCGTTGCAGTGTAACGATAGGTTGAACCCCATTTAAGGGCTTCTTGCTCCATCATCTGAAACTCTGCTTGTGTGGCATTGGTAACGGCTTGCACTCTCGCCATACCGTCCTCAAAGTTTCTTGTCGTCTCAACAACATTCTTGCCGAAAACCAAGATACCGCCACCTGTAGCCATCATCGCCATCTGTTTTACAAGGTCGGCTGCCTTTCCCTTTAAGTTGTTCAATCCTTGAACAGCTTGCGAAGGATTGCCCATGTTCTTGTAAAAGGCTGATGTCTCTGCTGAAGCTGATGCTATCTCTGTCTTCAACGATGCGATATGAGCCTTTAGTTGAGTGCCGGACGAAGATTCTCTCTCGGCACGACTCATATTCTGATATTGTGTCGTAGCTTGGGCAAGTTCGGCTTTCAACTGCTTGATAGAGCCTTCTTGTGCCTTTACCATGGTGATTTGTCTCTGCACCTGATTAGTCAGGTCTTTGGCTGCAGTTTGGTTGGCTTTCACCTCGTTACGGCTAACAGCCATTGCAGACTGGTATTGCTCCTGGGTGATTTTCCCATTCTTCAACTCTTGCTTCAACTGCTTCTGCTTTTCTTTGGCAGCATCAATGGCTTGCCCATACTGAGCAAGACCTTGAACTGCTGACACGACATTCACTTGAATATCTATGATTTTTACCCTTGTTTCTGCCATAATTATTGAATTTCAAATTCGTAATCATTATAATCTCCTTCTTCGTAATTGTCAAGCCACACATCTTTGATAACCCAATTGGTATTACTCGTTGGATTGAAAATTTGAAAGGATTCACCCTTCAAGTTGACTTTCGAATGCTGCACGTATTGTCCATCATTACTATTCTCAATGATAAATCCTATCGTTATAGTTTTATCTTCTTTAGATGTAGAGCTGACCTTGTAATGCAAGAACTTTGAGTACTGAGACTCAAAGGATAACGTAACCTTCACTGGTGGTTGGTATGTAGGAAGCTTAATAAGTTCACACTTACATACTCCTTTACTATCTCTCTGTATGCTGATGATAGCAAAATAGCTATTATACTTCTCCAAGTATACCGGTTTTACGTAATCTATATCCATGAGGTCGAATTCATTTAAGAGTAACCTCTCTGTTATAACTATAGGCTTATGTACTATTTCCTGCAAGTAGCGATATGATGGGTTCATCAATATATCCTTAAAAGGGTTCAATACTGACATTCTTATATAGTTATTAAGACTATAGTTCTCTTCCCACGACTTTATTCTCCATTCTTTCTGTTTATCAAAGAATGGTATTCGATGAACATAGCCGTAAGCAGCTTTTAACTCTATATACTTTGGCTTGTTTTTGTTGATGATTTCCCCTCTGTCATTGACAGACAAACTGTTGTTCGCAGGGCTAAAGTCTATACCCTTTACTGTCTTATCCGTTGCTCCTGGATTTTTTCTATTCAAAATGTATGGAGGATAGAAAGGAAATTGATGGACGGTCTGCTCGCTATTCAACGTGCCATCGTCACATTTGATGTCCCCTATGCCGTCCTCGTATACATCATCTTCTTTCTCTATATCGCTCTGTGTCCTGTCTATGTCATCCCATTTGTTCATGTAATAATTGTTTTGCTTAAAGTCTCCAACATTGAAGCTCAATTCACCATAAGACTCCCGACGTTCTATGACACGGCTAGACCAATCATAGACAAATCCCTTGGAAAGATTTTCCTTTATCTCCGAGTATTTCTTTATCACTATCTCACCAAAGCTGTTAATGAACGGGAAGCCACCTTCTATATAAAAAAGTGACTTCATAAAAGAAATACAATCAATATCAGGAAGATTCGTGAATGAGTCCATTTTATGAGCGTATTCATCCATATCGTTAACTTTCGGTGTAAATATAAAATCTCTCTGTATTATCAAATCCTTGACCTCAAACAAGCCCTCACCTATACCAAACCAATATTCTTGTGAATCCGTACCATTTAAAGCACTCTCGTCACTGCAGAACGTGGCAGGTTCATATCCTTCATCCTCGTAAAAATTAAAATATAGTCTTGCTAGTTCCATATTATCCGTTCCTATAACCTTTTCGAGTTTAGTAGCAGAAAATGATGCAACCTCTATCTTTTCTATATGTTCATCCTTATATCCTTTATTTACGGTTTTCCAACTATAAACTTTAAGTTTAAGCTTGTCATAAATATCTTGCGTTAATTTTGTAAACCAAGACAATTCTATGTAAAAACTTGCCTCCATCTTGATAGTACAATCAAATCTTGCCTCTATACCAACACAAGCATATTTTACGTTATATGCTTCTGATTTAGATGAAGGCTTATGTTTATTGAGTTCAGCTAAAGAATCAGGGAATTTCCATGATACACTCTTGCCGTTACTATCATAAGCCTCATACATCAGATAGTTAAGCTTATCTTCATACGCATAAAATGGATAAATGTAATCATAATTCTTTTGAAATAAGAATATACCAAATGTCCCAAGTATTCCAGCAACATTAAAAGCACTCGAAAGACCTACCATTCTTGTGTCATAAATAAGATTTTTTGATAAAGACTTTGTCTGGTTTTCCGTCAGATCCTTTCCTATTAGAGGAAGAACACCATAATTTATGATATTGTTATCCTTCATTAGCCATTTGGAGGTTGGCTCTATAGGAAGAGTATCAAATCCACTCTTCTTTTGCCCGAAGTTGAATTTAGTATCAAACGCCTTATTGATACAATCGATGATATATCGCACTGGCATTGCTGGTCTCGGCACTCCTTGCGTAACTATATTGCTATAGTCAGGATATTCACTGTAGTTGGAGTCAGATGGATAGCTCCCGTAATAAGGATATAGTATTTTTGTAGCGTTACTGAATATAGACAGCACATCGTCCTGTCTTAGCCAATTCACGTACCAATCACAGACCCCATCCTCGCTGAGTTCATCATCAGTGATTCCTTTATCGACCAAGGCGGTACGTAGTTCGTTCAAGCTACAACCATTATCCTTTAGGTTTTGTAACCCCTCTATGTTGTCCCAAGTGAACACGCATGAATAACTAATACTATCCACTTTATCAATGTAGAGGTTTGCATTTTTGAATAGCGTTATCCCATTCTGTACGAACTCTGCCTTTAACTTTTTTCTGATGATTCCGCTATCATGACGTATATCTTCCGTGATGTCCATAATATTTCTATTATGATTGGTCATAGGAATCTTAAATGTATAGGAATAGGAGCAGTTAACTTTATCCAATGAGTTAAACAAGTTACTGACCCATTTCAATGTTATTCCACTAGGGGTGTTAATATCAAGACTCCTTCTAACATCTTCCTTGTCGTATATGTAAAGCTCTTCCTTCATGCTACCAAGTATCTATTTTAACATAATTAAACCAACGCTCGCACTCGCCCTTATGACGAGGTCTTGTTATTCTCACCATAATTTCATCAGCATTCTTGTGTATATCGATGATTACACCTTCCTCGCATGTGGAGATACCACACATGGTGTGATTCCACTTTTGTATTTCTGTGCTTTAAAATTATCGTATCTCATAATTATAAGTTTTGTGATGCTGTATCTGGCATTGTGAACTGCAACTCAAAGTCCTGCAATATCTTGTTCTCGTTGCTCTTGTAAGAGCCAGCCACGACATTTATAGGTTCCCATATCTCATTTCTCTCTATGTCGTAACCCTTGAACAAATCCACATGAGGTGAGACCAGGAGTGTTGATATCGTTTTGTACTCGCCACGTGTTAGATTGATAGCCCCACATTTTATGGTAGGTTCGTTTTTTATATGTGTCACCCGTTTGTGGTTTGGATAAAAAATGCCATCTATTGGCTTTCCAATCTCTATTGTAGTGGATCCAAGCTTATTCTTGTTTGTCAGCGAACCTTTTCTGAAAAGCCAATATTCTAAGAATCCAAACTGGTCAATCCAACGAACATAATAGCCTTCCTTTTCATCGGAAACACGAACCTTTAATATCTCGTCAAGGTATTTGTAAAGTGTCCCAGTAAATGTCTTATCAAAGACGTTGGTGAACGATGACTTGATGGTCTCGGCTTCCAGCTCCACTTTGTATTCCATTTTCGTATTCGTGGTAGACGTATTGGTTAAAGTCACTTCGAATATTCCCTCTGTCGTTGTGCTTTGAACCGTTTTCTCCGTACCTCCATCTTCACTTAATGTCAGGGACTTGGATGTGGATGGAGAGAAGAGCGATACCTTGAAAGGATATGCCTTGAACCATCTGACCTCACGAACGAACTTTGCATGTGTGGTTTGCGTAACAAGCATCGTTCCACCTCCGAAGGTGTCTCCAATTTTCATACTTCCCCAGATGGCCACCGAGGATGAGGAAGAAATCAATCCTTTGGCACTATCATTGCCATAAATACTTAAAGTTACTTTCGTAGAGCGTTTGCTCAGATATTCCTCTCCAAACAACAACTCTATAAGTCTGCTGACATAGCATTTACCACTTCCTTTGTATAGACTACAAGTGACAGAGTATGTTAGCGTACCGTCCGTGACCTCCACAATGACAGAGGTCAGACTGCCCAACTCAAAGAATATGTAGTTAGGGTTGTACACGAAGCAATAAGCGTTTGGAAACATTACTGTTCCGTTCGTTATGCCATAGTCGCTATTGTTTACTACCTTTGTTATCATTTGCGTAAGAATCGTTAATTTTGTCTATTTCTATTTCCATCACTGCCGATGTCTCTGCGGATAGCTTCTTTATCTCTTCCTCCAATAGACTATCGTAGATGTCGTTATATCCCTTGTCTCTATAAAGCTTTGTACCCTTTTGCATGATGTTGCGAGTGACAAGGTAACTGAAACTCTCTATAGCTTGCCTTTGGCTCTGTCCATTTCTCGGCTGAACATTGATGCCTTTTGCTCTCACCCAGTTCTTGATGATTTCCCTAAAGTTGGATGGCACCTTGCCAGGACCTCGTCCTCGTTGCATGGTCTCCCATTGCTTGCCACCTGAAAGGACTCCTTCCGAATCCTTCACGTCAACTACCAATGAAGCCACTGAACGACCGCTTGCCATTCTTCTCGAAGCTGCCATTCTTTGTGCTATCCCTACCTTGATATTCCCAAGGTGCAATGTCAGCAGTCTATCAACCTCAGTTATTATATCACTCATGTTAAAATATTTTTACCTTTATAACCAAAATCCTAAGAAAAACAAAGAAATAATCTTTACAAATCGTTTTCTTCTTTTTCGTCTTCATAACGACTTTCGTCATCACAGATGATAATACCATCCACCTCTTCAAGTGGTAAGTTAAGCACAATTCCTGTGACGTTTTGGTCAAGAAAGTCGTACACCACCTGATAAGGCTGTTTCCCCTCAATCAGTTCAAAGTACTCGCTGGCATTAAGTGCCTTGACAAACTTAATGGCAAGTCTCTTCATCTGCTCGATGATATTGTCGTTCTCTGTTCCATCAAAATCAAAGTCTGTAGGGGAGAGGAAGGCAATCTGAGTCTCCGGATAATCCTTAACTCTTGCATAACCAAAATCTAACTTACCTGATGGTGGAAGGACGTAAACTACTGATGGCTTAGTAATAGCATCAAAAGCTACGTTGGCCTGCGACCAGTTCATGAAGAGGTATTCAACATCTTCGCCCATGGTCTCCACAACCCTTCTTACCTTGGCTTCCACCGTTCCATATTTCTTAGTTCCTTTTAGTTCCATATTACTTACCTTTAGAATATATCTGATAGAGCCTACGCTCAAACTCGTTCTTCTCGTTGTCGTTTCTCATGCACTGATAAATACGTATCCATGCTATGTTTCTGACCTCATTCTGGTTGGCGATATGCATTCTTTGTGCGTACCAGTCCAAAACGCCAAATGCCCCGAAGTTAAGAGACTCCACTCCTGCAGCTCGCTCCTCTCGTGAGTATGAGGGCTTGATGGATGAGAATATCTTGTTTATCCTCTTGACCTCTTCTGTCACGAAGTTGGTAAAGCCAAACACATCGTTCACATCTTCCGTGAGTAGTAAGTTTGGGTCAATCTTTAAAAGTATCTTGCAAGTTCCTTCTATCGGTGTCTCAGAACTGGCTGCCGTCTGCATGTCGTCCAACTCCCCATACGTTAGCATATTAAGATTATCGGGCACATCTTTACCGCATAGAACTTCTGGGCGAGGTTGCTTACGTAATCTTTCCAACAAGTCTTCTTTCTTCTCCTTTGTACAGTAAGGAAATAGCTCGATAAACTTTCCGTATGTACATTTGTCTTTATCTTTCTTCATGATGTCAAAGTTACATAATTTTGAAATGTGTTTTGTTATTATTTGCATATCTTTACTGCAACTACAGTTTCAGCCGTTTTTCCTCGTCTGAACCTTCATCGAAGCACCGGCAGAAGGTTTCACTCTTCGAAATAGCATAGACATTATAAGCATATCAAGATAGTCTGGGGAATGACCTAAAATAATCTTCATCACCTCTTTCTTGATGATGTCGTATTTCTTAAGGTCATTGTCAATATCGGCCATCTTCAAAGCACCAAGTTCATCCATGATTCTCTCACGCTGCTCTTGTGTGCAGACAATCTTAATAGCTCTCTTGTTTATAAGGTCGGCTAGTTTGTATGCACATTCTGCTTTCAGGTTGGCATATCTGGAATCAAGCGGTCTTCCGTTTCCGTGAAACTCCTTGATTCCGTTTAGGTAGCTTTCCAAGAAAGAGCCAACACCATCAGCATCTACAACCATCAGAGACCTAGGAATGCTGTCATTTATCATCATTTCCTTTAGCTGAGTCTCTACTTCCTTTCCTGGTGAATAATCGGTGTCTATCTTGATGTAGCAGACATTGCCAACCCAAGAACCAGCCACGAACCTGTCATGTCCCTTTCCTGCGATGTCTGCAGAACCGCTATGAGCACCAACAGGCTTGATGTGGTCGTTTGTAAACAAGTCGTTGATGGCATCATAATCGCAAAGAACAGATGGATCGTCATCATACTCGAAGTTGCCGAAGTAAAGTCGCTGCACGGTCACCTTATCTGCTTTCAGCAAGTTGTCTATAAAGTCTTGATCTACATACGGATTATCTATAGGCAAGGCTTTAATGAATTTTCTATATGGTGGCAGCGTTCCCTCTTTCGCAGGTTTAACAAAGTCGTTGTATATCCAATTCCTTTTTGGGTTACAAGTATAAAGGGCTTTTGGTATGGTGTGCCATCTTGTACCATCTGCCCGAACACCATTGAGCAAAGAAAAACGACCTTTCAAAACAGAGATGGCTTTTTCAGAAATCTGTTGAGCTTCGTCAACAAAGAGGTCTGTAATGGCAAGCGAACCGAGACGGTCATACTCCGGGTCTCTTGGGGCATAAACCAAGTCACGGAAAAGGATTCTACTGCCATTAGGGAAATACATGATACTCTTGACTTCGTTGAAGCGGACACACGAACGCAGTTTCATCATGTCTAACATTTCCCACATTGTGACAAGTGTTGTGTCTTTGAGCTGGGTAAGTACCTCTCGGCAAACCAAGCCTACACTTCCTGGCAATGTGATTCTTCTCAATATCTGCCAGATACAGCCAAAAGCAGATTTTCCTCCACGAGCTCCACCGCCATACAAAAGCTCTGTAACGGTGTCGTTCTCGGAGGAAAGAAATTCATAAGCTTGCGCTTGCTTTGGAAATAGTCTAACATCTATTGATTTCGGCATTTATTTACCTTTCTTTATGAGTGTAAAAATGTAAATGAGAGATAAATTCGTCTATCGACTGAATTTTGGTATATTATCCGGGTCAAAAACAAAACCTTCTTTAGGAAGCAAGTAAAGCCCGAGATAATGAACCAACTTATCCAATTGTTTGAGGTTTATGTTGCGTGTTCCTTTGATGTATGCATAAAGGTTCGCAGTATTAACCCCGATAGCTTCAGCCACTTTATCTACTTTGAGTTCTCTTTCGTAGATGGTCTTTCTTATTTTTTCTCTGAACATATTATTCTACTTTTGTTCTACAAGTGTTAAACCTAAATAATTACAGATTCTCTCTACCTCGATATATGGGATAGGTCTCTTCCCATTGATGTATGGAGAGAAGTTGTGCTCGTTGAGTTCGAGCTTTTGACAAAGGTCTCTTGACCGGATGCCAAGTTCTTTCATTCTTAGTTGTATTCTTTCGTTTATTGTAATCATTTTATTCTGTCTTTATAAATGTTATTTACTAAGTCGAATACTTTTTCTTCTGCCGAGTCTTTTGCTCCTGTGACGATGCCGGCTTGCTCTCTCTCTCTTTGAATGATGGAGTACATTTTCTCATCGAATGTATTTCTACCAAGCAGATAAGTGCAAGTAACAACGTTCTTTTGTCCGTTTCTGTGCGCTCTGCATTCGCATTGGTCGCAGTCAGCAGCAGTCCAGGGGAACTCAAGGAAGAGTATGTTAGATGCAGCCGTAAGAGTGATTCCGACACCTCCACTTTTGATGTTTACCACGATAAGATTGCAATTCTTGTCGTTTTGAAAAGCATCAATGGCTTTCTGCTTCTGTTCAGGGCTGTCATCGCCCGTTACCTTTACGACACCCTTGAACTCCTTTTTTATACTCTTTACGAGCGATTTGTGTGCCACAAACACAATAAGTTTGTTTCCTGCATCCACAATATCATGAATGGACTTCAGTGCTTCTTGCAGTTTTCCCTCTGCTGTTATCTGTCGAAGTACATTGATTTGGACGATAACATAGCCACGTAGAGCCTTTTGTATCTCTTCATCGTCGGCATCTTTGTATTTCTGTAGATAGTCGATTAGGTCAAGCTCCGCTTTCTCGTACTCTGAGCGATTGGTGATTTCCAAGACGTTGTATTGTCGTATCTTCTCTGGTAGCTCCTTCAAGACAAGAGATTTGTCCCTCCTAAAATAGCACGTTTCCCAAAGTCTGTAGTTCAGCTCTGAAAGCCTTTCGTAATCAACATCAGGTTGGCAATATCTGTCCTTGAACGCTGCTGTCCCTCCAAAGTCATTTATTCTTCCCATTATCTTGAGCTGCTGGATAAGGTCTTTGTTGCCAGTCACTATTGGGGTTCCTGTCAGCATGTATACGTATTCCTTACCTTTGCACATCGCTTCAAGATACTTACTCCAAAGCGTTGAGGCTTCCTTGCATCTGTGACATTCATCTATAACCACGCTTTTGAATAATCTAATGCGACTATCAACCTCTAGGTTCTTTACCGTTACCCTTTTGGTCTTACAGCCAAGGATAAAGAATTTCTTTACGCTCTCGTAATTGGTGATGAAAACATTGCAGGTTCCGGTATGAATATAGTAATGCCATCTGTCCTTGTTCTTATCATCAAGTATCGCAGAATTCTTTCCGGTGAAACGTTTGAACTCCCTCTGCCAAGTTATTTTCATGCTTGCCGGACAAACTACAAGGCAAGGGTAGGAGTTAGCTATGTCAACGGCTGCTATGGTCTGAAGCGTTTTACCGAGTCCCATATCATCGCAGTTGAATGTGCGTTTGTGGACCACCATATACTGAATACCTTTCTTCTGGTAGTCGTAAGGCTCGAGCAGAAGATGGTGAGGAAGTCGCAATGTCGGCATTCTGTCTGCAATACCCTCTGCCTCTGAAGGGTCACTGAGATGAACAACGTCAGAAACGATGAAACGGCTTTTGGCATAATCACAGAAAGCATTCATAAGCAGCTTATCTGTTTTTTTTATATGCCAACAGCCTGATTTCATGTCAAACTCTGCACTCGGTATCTTTTTCACAAAGTGAACGAGTAAGGCGCTATTACCAAAACGCAGCTCGTAATCTGTTCTGTTTTCCGTTACGTATATTTTATTCTCCATCTTTACTTTGTGGCGCAGACGGTCCAGAAACTTTTGTGTCACAAATCAAGTTGATGACCTGAGGTAGAGCTTCACCTCCCGATGTGATGTCTACAGAAGTGCCGAAGCCTTCATCCTTTCCTAGGGTCTGTAAGAAGTAACGGAGCATCTGTCCGTCAGGCTTCTCTATCCAACCAACAAGTTTTCCGTTCTTGACTTTTGGAAGACCTAAAGCGAGTATTCTTGCTTGGCCAAGACATTCATCAAACAAACGTTTGCGGTGTTCTTGTACAATTTCTTTGAATTCTGGTTCCCCATTACACCAATTATATAAGGTTTGTCTTGTAACGTGAAGTATTTTGGCTGCATCCGACATATTGCCGTGTGAAGTCTCCATTACATCACGAAATTCATCTATTGACGGTTTTAATAGTTTCATACATCAAACATATTTAATTGTTTATAGTGAACTGGTGGTTTTATGCCGTTGATGGCACCTGCATTTATCATGTTTGCAAACCACCAGTTCCTACACGTATTAAACTCTCGCTTATTTGCTTGCGGCAATTTCCAATCGATATACTCGTTGGTTATATTGATTCTGCGAGCGTTTTCTATTCTTAGAGTACAAAACTCATCGTCGATATTGATGTAGTGCCCCAATGCTGGAGCAAAGGCTACATGAAGGTTATGAGACCAAATCCAATCCTCACATACCCCACACAAATAGTAAAGTCTGGATTCTTCTAGTTTAAGCTCTCTGTTTGGGTTAAGTGGAGTTCCACCCCATATTCTTCTATCGAACTTACCAATCAGACATTTTGTGCAATGCTGACTGAGGTCTATATCTCTGACGAGTTTTAACCAAAGGTACCTATAGTTCCTTTTTGGTTTGAAGTACTTAATTGTTACCATAATTTCGATAATTTAAAGTAAATATTGCATATTATTTGCACTACAAAGATACTAAAAAATTATCAAATATGCAAACTTTTTGGCAATTATTTTTAGCAAAAAAGCATTAATTACCATTGTCTTCAACCGTTGGGAAACCAAACAATTGACGGACATCATTATGGCGATGATAACGTTGATTGTTTGGCAACTTCATATTGAACTCGTAATCAATGGCGGCCATGTATTCTTCGTCACTCAACTCTCTTGTTTTTTCGACTCCAAGTCGCCAATATGAGTCTCTGTCAGAATAGAATACCTTAAATCCAAAATCATCGATTAGCTTCTGCACATCCTCTTTGGAATGGAATTTCTGATAAAACCACTGACCTTCTACCATTATCGCTGTTAAACCATTTTCGTCAAGAAAACGAGCCGAGAACATATCATCTGTTGTATTTCTCTTCTGTGTCATTAAACTAAGGATTGGCTCCTTGCTTCGGCCACAGAAGAAAATCTTACCTCCAGGCTTGCAGAACAACATGAGAATTGCGATAACAGAACGCTCGGCTTCTACGCAATTTACTGAATTGATAACGCTTTCTGCTATACAATAATCAAATTTTCCATTCTTCTTGACAAAATTGATAAGTTTGGTAATCATCTCTTGCCCCTTCTCCACGCTGATACCCTTGCGGTTATGATTGAAAAACTCTAAGCCTATCGCATTCTTATAGCCATATTTCTTCTTGAGCTTGTCGACACACATAGCTTTACCGCAACCAAAATCAAATACAGAAACATCTTTTTGATCTTTAAGAATCCATTTAGTTGCCACGCGATATAGAGTTGACCACTCCATTCCGGCAGCTCTTGGAGGTTGAGCTAGTCCTTGAACAAAATCTTCTCTGTCTAGATGGTCATAGCTGTAAACGCCATAATCCTTTGAGAAATAAAAATTGTACTTTTCCAAGTACTTTTTATCCAAAATATAGCCATGCACAGGAATATCAAGGATTTGGGCTGCTCTAACATAATTGTTGCCAAAAACAACTTGACCGTCACAAATAATAGCACTAAGTGCATCACCATAACGGGTGATAAGCATACACATATCCTTAACGTATGATGCTCCGCTGTTTGGTATGTCAAAATCTTTATTGGAAATATCATCGTAGAATTTTCCGACTTCCAGATTCCCCTTATACAAACCTTTTTCTTTTGGTTCACTTTCGATTCCGTTGTGAACTTGATTGAAAAGAATCTCGTCTACGAGCTGTACGCCAGATACGAAATAGGCAGGTACTTCATGAATACCAATAGCTGTTGCAGCTTTTGTACGCTGGTGTCCGGCAACAATGGTCTTGTTGTCACGATTCACGATAATCGGCAAAATAAAGCCGAGGTCGTTAAGACTGCCTTGCAGATTTACGAAAGCCTCTTGGCTTAGCTTTCGAGGATTGTAAGCTGCAGGTTTAATGTCTGAAATCTTGATAATCTCCATAATTATTCCTGATTAAGTTTGTTAAACAAAAACTTTATGAAACCGAAGTCTACTCCAATTTCATCTACATAATTCTCATATTGTTCTACAAGTTCTGCATATTCATTTTTGGTAACTGCTACAGAATTCTTTCCGAACATCAATACATTAATTTTCTTTGCACTCTTTGACAGCTTGTTCTTTTTTACAACTGTGTCGTCTTCAGAAGCGTCATAAAATAATCCTTCGTCAAAGCCAAAGTTTACAAGATTGATTTGGTCATACATTTTTGTGAGACGATCGAAATCATATTCTCCATACTCTTCGTTGTCTTTAAATATGTACTCCTTTTCCTCTTTCTCTGTTAAGTTTTCAGCTACGGACACCTCGACAACAGGGTCTTTCACCCATTCCTTCCAGTAGTCAACGGCTTGCTCTTGCTGCGATGGAGAAAGCAGCTTCCACTTTTCATTTTCAGACATTGTCAAAATCCAATCCATAGGAGAACTTTTTAAAATCTCCTTAAGAATATCTGTACGTTGGTTACCTCCAAGTACCATATTCTCCTTATTAATGGTAATGTCACGATAGTAAAGCATCTTTGGGAATAAAAGAATACTCTGCTTTAGACGCGCTTTCTTATCTTTACTAATCTTTCTTGGATTATTAGGATTAGCAATCAGTTCAGTTATATTTATCTTCATTATTCTTCCTCCTCTGTTTTTTCTTCATTATCAGCTTTATATTCAATCCCTAACAAGTATGATAGAAATCCGTCGCCACTTCCAAAATTCTGCTCACAATAATCTGTAAGTGCATCATCGAGCATTTTGTACTCTTCATCGGTAATAGTTACTTCTATATATCCACACTTAAATGATTTTGAGCGAACAACCGTAGTGTCTACTTCCGCATCATTAATCTTGTTTTCGTCATAATCATACAGATTCCAAGGTACAGAGCCTACATATTCCTCTATATCATTACGGTCGTACTCCTTTTTGAGAACCTCCACATCGTCCTCTCCATAATGGAGATTGTCTTTAGCGAGAAACTCCTTTTCCTCTTCTGGTGTCATATCATCGGCTATCTTGGTCGGTACGACAGGGTTGTCCTTCCAGCTGTTCCAAAAGGATTTCAATTCATTCTGTTTTTCCTCGGGAGCGAGGCGATACTTGGACTGGTTTTCCAAATATTCCTCAATCTCTACATCTTCCATGTTGAGAATGTTCAAGAGGACTTGGAGACGCTGATTGCCACCGAGAGCCACCTTATCCTTGTTTACGATGATAGGACGAAGCTCTAACATCTTAGGAAATACAAGAAGGCTCTCTGTGAGTTTGCCCATCATGAACTCACTGATTGTTCGTGGATTCTCAGGATTCACTTTCAGTTGCGTTACTTTTATTTTCTTCTTTGTTGCCATATTATTAATCTTTAATTGCTATGATTCCACAAAAATTCAGGTGCTTCCAGAAGGTATCAATCTTCCGAAAACCTGCCATCTTTAACATGCTGATGTTCATTTCTTCTGTGAGAGGGCAGAGAACACCTTCCAGAGATTTGCGCTTGCTTGCTATCTGCTCTTCCGTATATTGGTTCTCTCGCTTCATGTTGTAGTAAATTGAAGTGAAGATGCTTCCAATCTCAGATGAGTTACCCAAAACCTTTTCTACCAAGATGAAAGCACCACCTTTATCAAGGCTGCTATAAACGCTTTCTATGATTCCCTGGCGGTATTCTACTGGTATAAACTGCAAGGTGAGGCATGAAAGAATAACTGAGCAGCCATTACTGAAGCAACCATATCCTATAGGGTATTTCGTTAGGTCAAGTCTTGTAACATGCACATAACCTTCCTCTATCTGTTTCTTGTAGCGTTCTCTGCATTTTGATAGCATAGGTTCGCTTACATCACTCAAATAAGAGATAACGTCCTTATAATGGTTCGCTATGATACCTTCTGCAGAGAGACCATTGGCACAACCCAAGTCAACGAATCGGGTGTTTGGCTTAATGAAGTGCTCTGCAACCTGATCCACAAGTTTACGCATAGTGTGATAGTCCGGTATAGAGCGTTCTAACATATCTGTGAACACTTCGGCTACGTCTTCATCAAATTCCCAATTCTCTGACGAAACATTGATGTTGTCACGTTTCTTGGACCCAATATCGTTGTTCTGCTGTGTCATGTTGCTTTTATTTTATTGTTACGACTTCGAATCCGAAATAGTCAATCAGGGCATACAGCACCTTGGATGACATTTTCCTTTTTCCGTTTACTATAGTAGAGAGGGTGCTACCGCTCACGTTTGTTGTCTTGACGATAGTTACCATTTTCTCCTCGCAATCTTTAAGACAAGTCTTAACTTTGTCCTCTATTAGGTTGGGGGAGAAGGCTGAATCGTCTTTCTTCCAGGCAAGATGCAAGAGTTCCATGACTTTTACGAGATTTTCTGTTGTCAAGTTGCGATTTCCTTTTAAGAAAGCATTGAAGTTCTGAATGACCAAGCCACATTCCTTACACACCATCGTCTGATTGATACCTCGATAGTGCATTCTTTCCTCTATAATTTCATTTATCTTCATAATTTCGTATTCAAGTGTTTGCCATTAATGACGGCACTATTTATTATTTGCTTTATTGTTCGTTTTGCAAAAGCTTGCAATTATGTTGCAAAGATAATCAAAAATACAATTATGCACAAGTATTTGATAATTATTTTTGTAATTAACCTCAAAAAACTTTCATTTCTCAGTATTTTTAACTATCTTTGCAGTATTAAATTTAATTTTTTATTTAATTTTGTGTTCCGCCGTAAGGCAGTTCATAATTTTGAATTTAAAGTGAAAATTTATTATTTGCATAAGAACGAGCTCGTCCGTGAGGATAAGCTCTTCTGTTTTTTATATGGGTATGGGTTCTATAATTTCTTTCTGTATCTTCTTCTGATAACATCATAAATGGCGGTACCACTTATTATCATACAACCTCCTTCTCTTCTACATCAAATGAAACACTTTCCAACTCGCCTGTACCTTCCAAAACACCACTATCGTACACGTCTCTTACGAACCTTTCAGCGCATTCCGGTGAAACGGCAGAACATTCCATCTTGTAGGTAATTTTCTCTACGATTTCTACTACATACCTTTTCATAATCAAATCCTTTCTAGCTTATAGCTTTATTTTACTTTATCGAGGTCACATATTAAAACGTTTCCTACAATGATGTCTTGTCTACCTGCAGATTGGATAATATTTGTTACGAAGATATTCATAGGAAGACCTAATAATTTCCCTTCTTCATTGACTATTACAAGTCTGTTATCTCCAAGTCTGATAATCTCAATATAGCCACCAACAAATCCTTGAAGTTCTTCTAAGGAAAAGTCTGTGCCATTGGATGGGGTTACTTTTATTCGCTCTCCATCCGTAGTGTAAAGTATTGAATCCATATTTTTTTAATATGCCCAGGAAAATGCCTGAACACATTTTTGACTACTACTCGTACTTATTGAGTTTGAAAATAAGCACAATACCGTCTCCGTTCTGAAGAGACTGGCATTTGTCAGCATCATCGATAAGGTTTGCACATATTTTATCGAAGAACGGATACGGATCATCGAGAAAGTCCTTGTAATACACTGCCATATACGTACCCGGAGTGAGAGGATAAGAATCCTCAGAATCTCCACCAAACACGTCACACGCCTGCGTATCAATCAGAACACGGCGTACTGAGAAATTGCCGAGAACTTCTTGTCTGTCCATTCCACGCAAAAGGTCAATTACCTCATTTTTGCTTAAAATCTTGCTTAATGTTCTATCCATAATCTTACAATTTTATTGGTCCAACAATAGTTTGCTTACAATTGTGCTATTTGTATTCAAAAAGACCATTCATAACTAATCCTCCTTTTCTTTTAAGTAACGAAGGTATAGCTGACAGTTGTCACAATCGGAATTGCATCTGTAACTATACTCGTTGGCACAAGCCATAAATAATTCACTTCTTTTCATAAGCGTCCCGATAACAAATAAATAAATCGTAAATCATTTTCTCGCAAGCCTCCATTCTTGTTAGCTTCCATATCCTGTAAATCTTCCTACAGCGGAACTGACGTTCTCGTTGTGTACAGAACCTGGTTTCAGAAAATATTTATAATGTGAACTTCTCTCTAAGTTCTCATGCCAACCAAATCCGTAGGCATCGAACTCTTTTCCGCACCATTCATGTGCGTAATAATATTCATTAGCGTGTATCTTGCCTTCTTCATGAAAGCAAAAATTGTAATAACAGTATTCTGCTGTCATGTCGGATTTGTTAGCTTCATAACGAGAAATTATATCTTCTCGTTTCTTTTTGTATTCTGCCAACTTTTGTTGATATTCTTCCTCGCTGTCGCAAAGATAATAATCTGTGTCAGTCCAATGGCTATCCAAATAGGAATTGGAAGACTGATGTATATGATAAATATTCTTCATTTCTTTTTGTCCTTTCTGTAAAGGAAGAATGCGTCACCCAGCCAGCCAAAGTTCTTTGACTCACATCTTGCAAGTATATGTGTATCGGTCTCGATGAGCACATCTTCATATTTGTCTATCTCTGTTTGTGTATCTGATGTATCTTCGCCGTAATCCACTTGTTGCCAGTAAAGATAGCATCTATTCTGTTCTTTGTGTTCATAACTCCTTTAATTTATACGCTTGTCAAGTATTCTCCACGCAATGACGGGTCTCGGAAAAAATCGTAAGATCAATATCCATAAATGTCCTCATGAAGGAACAATGCAAGGTTGCCGCAACACTTGTTTATATTCTTACACATATTCCCTGGTCAACACCACCTCTGTTATAATAGCGGCTGCACGTAAAGCCAAGGCTAATCAGCCAATCCGTAATAGCTGGATGGAGTTTGTATGGAGCATAACAGTCTCTCCACCAATCCTTGCTATCCGGGTCTGGAATTTTCCAATCATGTGAAAAGTGTGCCGCGCCTCCGATTACTACGTTATCATGTTGCATCAAGTTCTTCTTAATATAAGCAAGAAGCTTTTCCTTGTGTTCCTCAGTGAGTTGAGAAACTCTAGCTGCTCTGATTTCATAGATTAAACTCATACTCATTCCTCCTATATTAAGCGATTTCGAATTTCTGTGTAGGATTGTTCTTCTGTAGGCGATCAAGAACATCATCCTGTGACTTCTCGTTTCCTAAAGCCATATACTCTGTAGGCTTTGCGTATCTCTCGCCATTCTTCTTGAATGAATAGATGAGAGCAAACTTAGAAATGTAAACTCTTCCATACTTTACATTCTCTTTTTCAAGTAACTGTTTCATAATCTTTATTTTTAATTGGTTCAACGATTGTTTGCTATTTAAGCAATGGTAGTCTCGTACAACTTCTTGGTTGCCTCGAACTCCTCTTCTCCCTGGAACAATCCGCAATCTGCACTCTCGAAGCCCCAGTCCTCTGCATCTCCATCAAAGATGCCATATGCTGAAACTCGGAACAATGTAGGAGCAACTGAAGCTATCTTGATTGCCATCTTGCCAGATGCTATTCTCATAAGCTCTGAAACTTCATTAACTGTCATTCTCTCGAAGCGAGCATAAACTAAATTCTTCATAATCTTTATAATTTTAATCGGTTCAACTTATAAGTCTTCGCATGCAGCGTCATATACTCTCTCGGCGTACTCAAGGCTAAGACCTTCATCCTCGGCAACTCGCTGAGCATTCTCTGCATACTCTTCGATATCTATTCCCTCTTCAATGCGAGGAAGTTTACCCATATTTATCAACCAGTTTAAATAACTTTTGGCATTAAAATTCTTTTCCATAATTTTGAATTTTTAAAGTGAATACTATTATTTATTATTTACATTACAAAGATACAACAAATTTATCAAATACGCAAGTTTTTGGGCAATTATTTTTATCAGAAATGAAAGTTTTTTATAAAAAAAACAAGGGAGCACACCTCTTAGATGCACTCCCTTTACGGAACTTGATTTTGTAAATAATAAAACAATCACTTTAGATTATGGTCATAAGTTCCGTATAAGAAGGAGCTGGCGAAATCAACTTGGAACAATTCTATTAATCATTTAAAGGACATTCCTTAATGCCCCATATTAAATTTAACTAAAAACATGGTGCCAGCTCCTTTATGTCTATCAGTCTGTTCTTACGACAAGACGGTCTTTTGCTAATCTCCTCGTGCCAATATAACCACTATCGTTGCATTTGATGTTGAAGACAATAGTCTTGGCGGTTTCCTTGGCAATTCCTAAGATGGTTTCTTTGCGGCCGTAATTCCACATCGTTACGTCACCACTCTCTAATTCTGCAGCTCTTACCGCAGGCTTGATGCCAACTCCTTGTAAGTGTAATGTTTCCGTCGCTAAATCGGTTTTGCACACCATACCTCAGTCCTCCATTTTATTGATGTATTCTTGCTTTGCTTCCTCGTAGGCTTTTGCTTTGTGCTTGTTGGAGAGGAATTTCTTTACATTGAACCCGAGTGCCTTTATTCCATCCTCAAAGTTCCAAGTGTAACCGCATTCCTGGTTCCAGAACTCATATTGCAATGCACTTTTCAAGCCTTCTTCGGTAGAAAGAAAATCTATCTTTTCTTTCTTGTGCTTTGTCGTGAGGTTGTCAAACTCTGCCTCGTCTGACTTGCGGATGTAGCATCCACAACCTATTGAAAGAATCTTTTTCAGGTCTTCCTTGTTAGTAGTCAACCCCCATTCTTCATCATTTCCTCGAAACTCTGTTGAGTAAATGCTGCTCCTATAGGAAAGCTATTCAATTCTTTACTTTGCCTTGCTTTCAATTCTGCGTATGTCATGATCTAGTTCTCCTTTACTCCGTAAATGTTATTCTTTTTGAAGTTCTCCTCCTTCTCCTTTGATACTATAGTTATGATAACTGTATCGAAAGTGTTGTGTGCTGGAATATCGTCAACTTTCGTTTCCTTTACCAAATGGTATTGGGTGTTGCAACCACAAATCATTTGAACTCTGTAGCCTGCATTGTTAGCTCTTTCCATAAGGCTTTCGAAAGAACTGCTTTGCTTTACAAATGGCTTTTTGTTCCATGAAGTATAAACAACCTTGTTGCTAACCTTTGTTGAATTTGTATTAATTGTTGCCATAATCTTGAATGTTTAAAGTGAATACTATATTTATTATTTACACTACAAAGATAGGCATTTTTTATCAAATACGCAAATATTTTGCAAGATTTTTTTCTTCAAAAATGAAAGTTTTTTGCACATGGAAGTGAGATTAACCCCACCTCTATGTGCAAAAATAACTCACTTTTTCAAGGTTACTTCTTAGCCTTGAGGGTGGCAATGTATTTTTCCATTTCAGAAGTCTTCTTGTCGCAAGTGTCCATAGCTTTCTTGGTAATTTCTCCCAAGTCATCAGGGAATTGCTTTTCCATGAGTGAGCCAAGCATGCCGGCAAGGTCATGTGAGTAACATACAGACCTCTCTGATAGAATAGCTTTGATGAACTCACGCTTAATGGAGTTGCGGTTCTTCTCTATGATGTCAGTATTCTTACGGAAAGAGTTTTCGGTATTCTCCCATTCCAAGCCAATCTCCTTCTTGAAAGCTTGCGGAATGAACTTCATGATTACGGCATGGAATATCTTGTTCTCATCACCAGACAATGGGGTGTTAAGCTTAGAATACTCGCTCTTAGCCAAAGTCTGACGGTAACCTTCGACTATTTCTTGTCTTGCCTGCTCCTTATAGCGTTGTATCATTGTCTTGCTTTCGCTAATTTTAGCCTTTTTGTCGATGGCATTCTTTATCTCTTCTTCCGAAGCTCCTTTTGGTGCCATGAAAGAATACTTGATTTCTCCAGAAAGTTTGCCACTGAAACATACCTCGTAAACCTTTTCTGTGGTACCATCAGCCAAGTTGCTATCAAATACCGCCTTGGCCTTGTCATAGTTCTCCTTGCGAACCCTGTAGTTTTCCTCATCAGAGAACTTTGTCTTGTCTGGCTCTAATAGAGGGTACACATAGCTTCGCTTGCTATAGTCCTTCAATTCGATACCGGCATCATGCGCTGCCTTGATGATGTCTCCGCAGCCGTCACCCTTGTAGATACATGGCAGACCGCTCTGCTTTGCCTCACGGAAGATGAACTCTTGGATTTTCTTATTGAAACATGATGGGTTCATGCAGCGGTTACGCCCCTCGTTGTATTCCTCTGGCTTGTTCTTTGTGTTGAGAGGACAGCCCTCGCAGTTCTTACCACATGAGAAACTTTCGTCGAGCAACGAGAATCGTGCAGTATCAAGATACTTCATCACGCACTCATCAATCCATTCGTGAAGTACGTCCATAGGAAGAATCTTTCTCGTCCAACGTTCAATACACTCTGGTGTGAATTTCTCCATATAGAGGGTTTCTTGTTGTCCCTTGGTGAGCTTGCAAATATCCAGGAGGTGTACGAGGTAAAGCGTGCCGTCCCGCATCAAGTCGATGTATTCTTGCGCAATATTGGAGAGGTTAATGCGGCTGATAACGTAAGACGAGGACTTGCCAAGCATTTTGGCAATTTCCTTCACCTTCATGGTTTTGTCCTTTGTAAGCTTCGAGAATGCGGCTGCTTCCTCAATAGGGTCAACGTCTTTTCGCTGTAAGTTCTCGATAATCATGGCAGCAAACGCTTGCTTGTCGTCGAGATCCGTGCGCACGATGGCTTGAATCTCTTCCATTCCGGCGAGCAATGATGCTCTGTATCTGCGCTCTCCGCATACGATTTCATATTTCTTTCCGCTCTCTTTTGGAGCCTTACGGATGGTGATAGGCTGAATCAGGCCGTTCTCCTTGATGTTATCTGCTAATTCCTTAAGACTTTCCTGGTCGAAAGTTTTACGTGGATTCAATGAACTTGGGCAAATGTCTGCCAACGAAATAGTCTTTACTTGCATAATCTTTTGAATTTAAAAGTGAATGTTATGTTTATTATTTGCACTACAAAGATAATCAAATTTTATCAAATACACAAATTTTTAAGCAATTATTTTTGTATAATATGAATATTTTTTATCTCTGATTTATAGATATATATTTATATTGGTTAAAGCTTTTCTTTAATCTAACCAATTCAGAACTTTCTTTGGTTCTTCGTCTTTCCATGAGTTGAATATATAGTCGTTGATGAAATTCTCGTAGGAATACACCGTACACGTCTCTTCAAACTCGGACACGAAATCTATATCCTTCTCGCTATATTCCATTGGCATAATTATGCCCTTGAAATTCTCACCCTCTACCAATACAGATTTCAATCTGTCATAGAAAGAAAAGGTCTGCACCTTTCCAAAGAGGGAAACCGTTTTAAGAAAGCGAAGCAAAGTATTCACGTTCAGTCCGACACCACAGATAACGACCCGATCTATATCCATAGCCGATGGTTTCTTGCTGTGCCATATACAAGCGTTCTTCAACTGCTCTACGTCAATCTGTATTTCTGTATGCTTAGCATTCTCAGATGGAAACACAGAATCGACATTAGGGTATTTTCCTTCTTGTTCTATTCCTTCTAAAAGAATTGTTTTTCCTGCTAAACGAATGCTACCTTCGTTATAGATAATCAGCAAGTGCCCATCACTAGCGTAGCAACGTTCTTCCTCAAAGTGTATTCCGTTTATTATCGGTCTTAGCACGTCCTTTGCACAGATGTTGTCAAACATTGACTTAATAATCTTCTTGTCCATATCTTTATGAATTAATAAACTTGTGCTTGCATGTAATTCAGCATTAACTCTTCTTGCTCCTCAAAGTAGCAATACATATCGTAATTTGATATTGCATCATCTACGCCGGAAGCCTCTGAGTCTAGCAAGGCATATTTCTTTTCAAGCTTTTCTACTGCTTCCCATGTTTCCTTGCAAGGATGCTCACGCAAATCGTGCTCGGCACCCTGCAAGTCTTGGTTCAGCAATTCAATTGCTTTCTGCAACTCTAACTTTCTTTTCTTCAAATAACTTAATGGTCTCATAATCTGTGAATTTAAAAGTGAATGTTTATCTTATTATTTACATTACAAAGATAAGCATTTTTTATCAAATATGCAAATTTTTAGACCTTTATTTTTATCAGAAATGAAAGTTTTTCTAGCTTAAAACTATCAACCGATAACCTTGTCTTTTTGCTTCGCTGCCGAGAATCGTATTAACCTCTTTTTGTGAAACAGAAAGAGTTACCCTTCCGTATTCATCAGTAAACTCATGATAGTTGTCGCAAAGGGTCTTGGCTATTTGCGAGTCATGGAAGTAGAAGAAAAGAAGATCACCTTTCTTCTCGCAGACAAGCGGCTCATCCCATTCGTTCTCCTTGATGTGAGCATTTCCGTAGCGGACGAGGAAATCTGCCAGGTTGAATGCTGAGGCTCCTTTGCCGATGGCTGCATAAAGGAACATTTTTTTAGCTTTTTCCTTGTCTTCTTCGCAGCAGTCTGCCTTAACGACAAGACTGCAATTGCTAGCCCAATTTGACCATCCCACGCAATAATTATAGAAGGTGCTTCCATCCATCATATTCTTGATGTTCTTACAATCTTTCTCGGTAAAGTTTCCGAGCTTGTCAAAATACAATTCTTCCATGATTCTATTTTTTTGTTCGTAAATATATGTAAATTAACTTCTTATTCCGGTTTTTGCTGCTATTTTAAAAAACTCTTTTCTGGTAATGGTATGTCTGCCGGCTTCCTTTAGAAGAGCTAAAGCGAAATCTTCGTTTGCGACCTTCAATGCTTTCAATGTACCTAGGTCTACATAACAATTCTCGTCTGCCACGCAAAGTGGTATGTAACCTTCATGGGGAAAGTTTCTTCGCCCTATATTCCAAATAGTATAGCCATGAGGAAATTCTGATACAATCTCAAAGGTATGGATTGTTCCATATCCGTTATTGTCTACAAATTTTTTCATATTATTGAACTTTGAATTTATAAATCACACTCATACGTGTATTGTGACCAAATTAGTCATCGCTGTCAGATTCATCTTGTCCCCTCAGTTCCCATTGGTTGCAAATCCAACCTTTCTTGGCAAACATACAGGTATCGCCAACGATGCAATTATGACAGCTATTTTCCCAATTAGGACCAACCAACTCGCGATATGTATTATCTTTCTTTTCCATAATCTTTGTTTTCTAAATTGCAGTTATTTGTTTTGGAAAGATGTGTCACAAATTTATGACACACCCTCAAATAACACTTTAAAATATTCAATTTCCTAACAGAAAATCCACATGGCCACCCAAGTCAACACCAATCCCGTAACAGCCAAGAAAGCACTTACACACATATCCTTTAACTCGTCTACATTCATGCCGTTATTCTCTGTATTTTTTTGTTGTTTTTTTTCCATAGTTTGTTCCTCCTATATTTCAAGACCCTTAATCTTTTCCATGAATCTGGCATTGTCTTTCTCTGCCCATTTGTTTTCAACACGATAGATGATTTTACCAATATCTGTGCCGTTTTCTCCGTTATCCCATGTGGTATAACGATACTCCAAACTTACTATAAAATCAACGGAATCTTCTTTTTCGTTGACAACCGACTTGACAATACTTTCTACATGGATATTCTTGAATATCATAGGCTGCATAAAGAAGTTGCAACCTGTGATTTTGATGTATTCCTCGTTTCTGTAATCTTTATCTACTCCGAGGGTAAACTGGCAATTAACACCAAGTCTAAGCATTGTAGACTGAACATCATTTATGATAGCGTTTAAAATATTCTGATACTTCATAATCTTTGAATTTAAAAATGATTTATTATTTGCTTTTTTATTTCTCTTGTTTTAAATTTCTACCATCATGCCATTCTCGTATTTGCAGACAACGAAAACATCTGTATTGTTTACCTTGTTACACTTTGCAGCAAGTTTTTGAACTTCTGCTTTGTCAGTTAAGCCCTTTACAGGCTTATTGCTTCCTTTTTTTACTACATAAAACATTTCCATAATCTTAAATGTTTAAAGTGAATGTTATGTTTATTATTTACATTACAAAGATAGGCATTTTTTATCAAATACGCAATTTTTTTGCAAGTTTTTTTCTTCAAAAATGAAAGTTTTTTCCAAGAAAAAGCCCTCACCTAAATATTAGGTGAGGGTATATAGTAATTATCTAATACAACGTCTAAAAATCATCCTTGGCTCTTGGGTCGATATTTGCTGAATACCCAGCGTGCTATCACACACGCCAGTATGGCAAGGGCAATCCCGAAAAAGGTAAGAGCGATGTAAAGTGTCTGCTTGGATTCAGACACGGATTGCTTCTTGTCGGTTGAACGTTTTGTTTCTTTTCTCTTGTTCGTGGTCGCAGATGATGAGCTTTCGGATTTTGTCTTATTTTCCTCTTTCTCGTTGGCAACCACGGTTGAAGTTTTATTTGTAGTTTCCTTTTGCGCAGACGATGTTGAGGCTCCACGCTTCTCTATCTTCGTCTGCCTGATGGTCTTACTTACCTTTGGCTTGGCATCCTTGGCAGTATCGCTTGTGTCGTAGATGGTTGTTTCAGTAATAGTGACGGTCTCACTATTCTCTAAAGACTCATTCTTTTGCTCTGTGGTCGTGCTGACGGAATCGGTTGCGGACTTAGCCTTGTCTGACGATGTGGTGGAGTTAGTTTGCTCCGACGTATCTATTTGAGTCTGTTCCGTCTCGTTCTCGTTGACCTGCTCTGAGGACATTTGCTTGCTACTTCCACAAGATACAAGAATGATGATTGTGAACCATGCTATGCAGGAAAGCACAAATACGGATAGCACACCATGGTAACCTCCAAGAAAGCTCATAATGTTATGCGTTCCGAAACGTGATGCTCCGGACTCCTGGCTACTTCGCTCCATACGTAGGGCTTTGAATAACTTGTTTATGACTTTTTCCATGATGATGTAATTTAATATGGGTAACTCAAATTCTCTGCCTTGATGTCAGACAGAAAGTCCACAAACTCGTTTGCTGTTGACTTCGCTTGCTTTAGGTCGTGGAAGGAATAGTTACCACATTCCTTTGGTGAACTGCCTGGTATCACACCTTCATAGTCAGCAATGACTATGAACATATCCCTAACAAGGTCTATCACTTGCAAACTATCGTAGTCACCATTGAGAATGAGGTAGAAACCGGTGAGGCATCCCATGGGTCCGAAATAAACGACCTTATCTTTCCATTTGCTGTCGTTGCGTAGGATTGTCGCTCCAATGTGTTCAATGGTGTGAGCGCACTCTGGAGTTAACATCTCGTAGTTCGGCTTCTTGATACGAATATCAATAGTTGTGATGGTCTCACCCATGGACGTAACATCTTTGCGAGAAACATAGATTCCCCGGTCTAACTTCGTGTGATCCACTTTAAAACTTGCAATTTTACTCATACCAATTCCTCCAAGATTTTCTTTGTTTTGTCAAACGACCATTTTGCTACGTATTTCCAAAAATCCTCATACTGCTCTTCTTCACAATTATCACTTATGATTCTGATAGCCACGAATGGAACCTTATAGCGGTAGCAGGTCTGCGCGATACTGCAACTCTCCATGTCTACTACAGAAGCCAATGGATATGTTGCTTTAAGTTTGGCCTTTACTTCCGGGTCGACAATGAACTGGTCGCCACTGATAACGCCAGCTATTCTTATGTTGTGTCCGAGGATTTTTCCAATACGAACACATAAGTCACCTTCGGTGTTTATGCCAACCTCCAAAGGTGTGAATATGCTTGGCATTCCTTGTACTTGTCCCTTTTCAAGTTCTTTTCCACAGAACACATCATGATAATGATACCATACACCCATGATAGTCTCGCCCGAATGTAATTCATCGTCCAGTGAGCCTGCTACTCCTGTAGATAGTATAAAGTCTGGTTCGTAGAGGGTAATCATTTCAGCAGCTCCCAATGCAGAGTTGACCTTGCCTATTCCGCACTGCTGTATGACCACTTCATTCTTGCCGACTTTACCGATCAAATAGTCAAATACTCTTCCATGTTCGGCTTGTCCTTCGGAAATGAATCCTTTCAGCAGCTCCATTTCCTTAGACATAGCTACTAATATTCCTATCTTCATAAGCCAAAAGCCTTTTTGATGTAATCAACAGAATCAAGCTTTTCCCATGTAAAGAGCTCAACTTCAATATTCTGACCTTCGATTTTCTTGCGTTTCTTGCAAGGAATTCTGCCCATGTGGCCGTATGCTGCCGTTTCTTCATAGATAGGCTGATTGAGTTTCAGCTTCTCAACGATGGCTCTTGGACGCATGTCGAAAAGTATCGAAATCCATTCTGCTATACCTTCGTCTGTCATTTCTACGTGTGAAGTACCATAAGTATCAACGCAGATGCTAACCGGTTGAGCCATGCCGATAGCATAGGAAATCTGAATGAGCATCTTGTCGGAAACACCTGCAGCAACCATATTCTTTGCGATATAACGAGCCATATAAGCTGCTGACCGGTCTACCTTACTTGAATCCTTACCAGAGAAAGCGCCACCGCCATGTGCACCCTTACCACCATAAGTATCCACGATGATCTTGCGACCAGTAAGGCCGGTATCTCCATTAGGACCACCAATGACGAACTTGCCAGTCGGATTCACAAGTAACTTGAATCCCTTGTCAAACATCTTGACGATATTGTCGTCCGCAATCTGTTCCTTAACTTCTTGAAGCACGTAGTTCTCGACATCGTATGCAATCTGCTTCTGCATTTCTGCATCGGCTTCATCTTGCGACATCGTTTTCGATGGCTTAATGAAGTCCTCATGTTGTGTGGAAACCACAATAGTGTCAATGGCAAATGGCTTGTCGTTTCTGTATTCGATGGTCACTTGGCTCTTCGAGTCCGGACGCAAATATTTCATGCCACGCCCATTCTTTCTGATGAAAGCAAGCTCCTTCACAATCTTTGTTGCGATGTAGTGGGAGAGAGGCATGAATGTGTCTGTCTCGTTGGTTGCGTAACCGAACATCATACCCTGGTCTCCTGCTCCTTGTTCATCTTCTGACTGACGAACAACACCCCTGTCGATGTCTGCGCTCTGCTCATGCAAAAGATTGATGATACTACAACTCTCGAAGTCAAAGTTGTTTCCGTATTCCGTGTAGCCAATGCGCTTGATGGTCTCACGTACAACCTTATACACATCTACGTGAGCGGGTGATTTTACCTCACCAGCGATAACTACTTGGTTAGTCGTAACCAACGTTTCGCAAGCTACATGAGCATCAGCATCCTTTGCCATATAAGCGTCAAGGATGGCATCCGAAATCTGGTCGGCAACTTTGTCCGGGTGTCCCTCTGATACGGATTCTGATGTAAAAAGTTTCTTTTCTTCTATCATAATATACTGATTTTATGCGATTACTTTTCCGTTGTTGGCAATAAGTTTGCCATATTGAATGTTCTTGACTCGTCTAAGCCAATCGTTGAGGTTAACCTCTTGCGATGGGTCATTTTTCACAATTTGATAAAAAAAAGCTATGCGCTTTACTTTTAAAGCATCAAAAAGCACCCACTGACCTTTCACGTAATTGTTGATGGCTGAAACCGTAGCTGGCCCCATGACACCATCTTGTTTCGTACCGACGCAACCCTGAATATATCTCACAGCTCGGCTTACTCCGCTGTTGTATGCAAAGTCTACCAACAGGTTTGCTACACTCTGGTTCTTTATATGGTCACCCCAACAGGCATCCCAATAATTGAGTTTGAAGACTCTGTTGTAGTCATCTTCCGTCAACAGCTTGATGTCCTCAGCTGTAATAGCTCTATCGCCATTCTTGTCATAACCAACCTTTTTCCACGTTGCAAGCGTTATGCCGTATTTTGTTGCGCCACCCCTATCAGACTTGCGGTTGGTGTATTTGCTCGACTCAAAGCTAAGAACGAACTTTGATAATTGTCTTGAATCTGCCATTATTCATCTGTTTTAAATTCTTGTTTATGTTCTCCTCGCTCACCAATGGTCTTTGTTAGACCGGCTGTTACGAACAAGCTAGCCACACTCCCTACGAATGCGCTTAGTCCCATGAGGTCTGTCTTTATCGTTCCGTAAGTGATAACCTCCCAGACTAAGATAAAACAGACGATCAAAAGCATGAGCAACCCTATAAGCGTAACAGACACCAAGAAGAAAGCTTTACTTGAATGTCCGCTATTGACCTGTATGAGCTTTGTGAAATAATCTACTATCTTTTTCATACTTAATCATTTTCACCATCTGTCCTGTCTATGTATTGATTGTTCTCCCTCTCAACTTTCCTGATTAGTTCTTCTCGCTTTCTTGGAGGCTTTCTTTTGGGACAGCCATTTACTTCACACTTATTCCAATCTAACTCTGCATTGAGCATCTGCAAATCGTGATTCTTGCTTTCAAGTCCGCTAATCGTATCTCGCAAGATGTTAATCTTGTCATATAGAGAATCTATTTTGCCATCCTTAACCTTGATTTCCTCTTCCTTATTCCGTACATCTTCATCACGTTTTTCGCAAAGCTTCCTCCAACCATCGGCTGAGGTGGCTATAGCCTTGCCTTCCTCTTGGGAAGCCTCGGCTGCTGCTTTACGTTTACGAACACTAAAAAACAATGCGCCACTTAATATTGGAATAACGCCTGTATTTATAATGGTTATGATTTCTACAATGCTCGATATTAACATATTCTTCTTTTTGCCACAAAGTTACTTTTATTCTATACTAAAGTAATAAAAATAGGGACTAACTTACTGCATCATGTCTTGCAGTGTTAGTCCCTTTATTAAATATGATAAAGTAGCCTTATCTTGTACCCGTATGCCCGATGCCACCACCTCTGTTAGGGGTAATCATCATCAAACTTCTCCACCTCTTTTATATCACATGCGTATGTATTATAGAATGTCAGTTGAGCAATACGGGTACCTTTCTTGACGGTAAACTCACCATCATCATTCTTTATTACCACGTTAAGCTTATCTTGATATGCCGGGTCAATCTTTCCAGAAATAACGTCTGCATTAAAGCGGTGCTTTCCATAGAGCGTCTTCCAATACGGAATTATACCGAAAAGTTTTCTTTTTTCTTTCCATGCTCCGTAGCCTTCAAAGCCTTTGGCAGAGAACCCACTACGCGATTCTATCTTGCATTCAATACTAAATGGAAGTTGTATGCCAAATCCTAATGGTATCATCGTCCTTGAATGAGCAGATACCTTGATGTCTTCTGGTGCATACACATCATAACCGATTGCGTATTCATCAGACTTCGTTGGAGCAAAATACTCCTTTGAGAGTGGTATGAACTTTACCGTTCTTTTCTTCTGGTATTTCTTTCTGTTTCTGTGTATTTTATTTGCCATTTTTCTTGAAGTTTAACTGATTCTGATAATCTTCTAACGTTTCCAAGAGACGATTGATGGTATATGTATCAAATGACTTGCGCCAATTTTCAGGCTTATAGTATCTCACATCATATCCAGCCAATCGTTGCAATTCCTTATTGATGTCTAGAATCTTCTGCGTGACACCTTCACGAATGGCATTTACGATAACATATACAGAGTAAATAACCTCGCTTGAAACCTCCTCTTCTCTGAACTTGTACGAGCAGGAATAAAACTCAAGTTTACTATCCCACGTTGTTACTTTTGTAACTACGTTGTTATTTATCTTTATTCCATCTCCTCCCAAAATATACTCCTGATTCTTTCCGATAAGCTTAACTAAAGCTGTCTTGTAATCAATTTTTCTTGCCATAATCTTTGAATTTTAAAGTGAATACTATGTTTATTATTTACACTACAAAGATACAACTTATTTATCAAATATGCAAACTTTTGGGCGATTATTTTTAGCAAAAAAGCATTATTTTTTTGTTACGTTAAACTTGCCTTCCAACCGGTCTACACCCATTTGCTCTAACTCACACTCTTTCACCTCTTCATCGAAATGTCCAAGCTTCAAAGCTTCCAAGCAATAATAGTCTCTGAATTTTTCATCGGACAGCTTATCGTTTATGGCAATATATGCTTGTTCCGATGCGTAGTTATGAGTAGGGTGGAGGTCGTTTTTCTTGTAATGAATCTTATAGTCCGAAAAAGTGTACATATTGCATACAGCAATATCAAGGGTTGCCTCCTTGTATTCCTTGCTGAAATCTATGTGGAATTCATCTTTGTAAAGCTGAATATGCGCTTTGAAAACTTCATCGTATAAGTTAATCATTGCCCTTGCAGTTTCTATCTGAGCTAAGATTCCACAATCTTGCATGCCTTTTCGCTCAAAGTAAAACTTGAACGTCAGAGTCAAGTCAAGGAGCTGTTTCTCCAAACCTCCATAAGCCTTGTTGCATGAGTCGTACACCAGACACCTTGCCCTTCTCTCCATATTCTCCATAAGAAAGTCATTGTACTTCTGAAAATCCTTTTTGATAGCTTCCAGATACTTCTTATTAAGAAACTTGATTTGTCTGTGCTCATCATACCAATCGTAAACCTTCATAAACTCTTGTTCGGCAATGTATCTACATACAATTACGATAGTAAAGAATAAGTCTTGACAATTCTTTCTGGCAAACTCCTTTGTCTTTGGGTCAAGCAACTTCTTAATGTTCATGACCACTGTCTTTTCGATGTAATGAGGATTGCCATTGTTGCTTTTATCAGCAAATGCATTTTTAATGTTTTCTTTCGTCTCCATTTTGCTTGAATTAATTATTCAATACCGTGATATGTTTTTTCCACTTGCTCTAGTGCTTTCAAAATAGCACTGAACAATTGGATAGGAATGTTTTCTGCCGAAGGATTGTAGAACCTAACGGACTTGTTGTCGGGTGTCATTCTGAACTCAACAGAGAACTTATGTATTGTTTCCATATTTTCTGATTTTAGTATCACCTTCTTTTTTATTTGCAAAAGCTTTACTAATAGTTTCTTTCGTTTCCATTGCTTGATATAATTAATTATTCTACACCATGATATGATTTTCTACTCCACATGATCCGCGCCTTGACGATGCGGTGGTCCATGACCAATCCGCACGGCTTATACGATATTGCAGGGTGCGTGGTGTTGTACCATTCTAGCCATCGCCAATGCCAATAATACATCGTGTGTCGTCTTGTGTCAGAACCGCCACAAGCAGGCGGCCGCTGGCTCATTATCTTCTTTGCTAATCGGGCTTTCATAATGCTACTCATCTTTTAGGTTTAACCTCTCCTGCCAAACTTGTTCGTGGATATTGCCTATAATAACAGACTCGAAACAACGCAACGTCTCTCCTAATGATTGAACGCAATGATATTTTGCGCCATCCTCCTTCAGATAAAAGCCACCTGCGTCTTCATCCCATACGACAACACCAACACATGGTCCGACATTCACCACGTCGCCTTCATAAATCTCTTTGCCGTTCTTGTCTTTCAGCCCGGTATATTGCCCTACGGAATCTATATTTACACGAACCATAGCAAAATTCTTGTAGGCAATAAAGACTTTCCCATCACTAAACTGCCTAAGGTCACCATTGTACCATTTATTGTTATCTAGTGACTTTCCACGAAATACTATCTTATGTTTCATACTAATCTAATGTCATAATCTATGCTTTATAATTCTTATTTATAGATGCGGATAAGACTAGGGATGTAGCAATCGTAATTTTTATATCCTGGTTCTACGTAGCTGACTTTGGGATTTTTATCACGCATAGCATTTATTTCATCCAGGGAGTAAGGACCTACGCAGAAGCGGGTGAAACCTATGTAAAGGAGAGAACCTTCGTTGTCGTAGCCATTTGTACTATTACGAGGACACCATGATACGTTACTCTCAAAAGTATACTTACCTCCTTTTGCTTCCTTCAATTTGGCAATGTATGCAAGTTCGTTCTCCATCTCGAAATAGTATAGTTTACCTGACACTTGTAGTCTTACAACTTGCTTCTTCTCAGCATCCCAAGCCTTGCCTTCCTTTGCAAGGGCTGAGAAGAGCTGCTGCTTCTCTTCTTCTGTAGCATAGCGAAACCTATCTGTGCCAAGGTTACACCCTACTGGCACATCATAATCAATAGACCCTTTTCCAATAGAAAAGCGAACATAACTACTCATTTCGTTTCTATTGGTGTCTAAGATGAAAATAGAAGAAAAAAACGTAAATTTTGCGCTTTTATAGAGTAGTATATCTCCATCCTTGAACTCATGCTGAGCCTTTTCAATCTCCAAAGTTTCAAGATTGAGCTTGCCACCAAAACGTTCCTCGATGGTGTTGATGTAGGTCTGGGCAGCATTCACAGATTCAAGATAATAGTTCTCTGTATAAAAATCATAGCCATCATCTGATTCACCATTGTACTCTGCTTCTCCTTCTATAGTCTTTAAAGCGTGCTTACCTTTGAAAGTTTCGTAGGTATCATCATCGAAACAATCAAAGACAACCTCTGTAGTTCCATGCTTACTAACAAGAATATCACCCTTCTTCCAAGCAAACTTAGACCAATCACGCATTAATTTTGAAGGCACCAAAATAACCATTCCATCTTCAAAACCAACAAGAGTTCCCTTGGATGAATAATGAAGCTTCTGCGATCCGTTTTTCACAAAAGTACAGCATACTTTATCACAACCATCAACAACATTGTTAAGAAAGACATCTGTACCTCTGACTAAATCATGCAATTTTGTTCCTTGTGGCTTTCCTCTAAGGATAGCCGGAATGTCTGTTGTTTCGTTCATAACTTGTTGAATTAAAGTGTTTTATTATTATTTGCACTGCAAAGATAAGCATAATTAATCAGTTACGCAAATTATTTTGCAATATTTTTAATCGCATTTGATATTTTTCCTATAAAGTTATTTTTCTTGGTCTCCATAAGTTTCTTGATATATTGCAATCTGCCTTCATCAAAAGCTTTTTGTAAATCTTCTCCACTCATGGCCTTTTCCTTCATTTCGGATTTCTCCTTTTCTTCACGTGCCTTTCGGTCTACTTCCTCTTTGACGCAATAGTCATGGTCTCTATCTTTCAAAAATTCTTTGAATGCCACCAAAATCTTCTGAGGGTCTACAGATCCGTAGAAGATACCATATTGCCCAGCTCTAAGACGAGCACAGAAGAGAATGAACTCTACCATCGTAAGTGTAGGAAACATGGTGAGTATCTGTTCACCTACGGCTCTGAGCTGGTTAGGTGTGATTTTATTCTTGGCTCCCACAAAGTCTGATACCACCAGCAAGTGTGCATTCATAAACGAGATTGCTGCTCCCTCGTTGATTGTTCCGTCTGAAGCATAAGTCGTCGGATAAGCCTCATTTAAGATACAGAGTGTTGGTGACTTAATCTGCTTGCATTGGTCAATGGAACGACAAGCACCACAGATAACATCCTGCAAATCTGTATTAAAGGAAGTCAAAAGGGTCGTAGCCTGGTAATTGTCTCTCAGGCTTTGAGCTTTCTGGCTTACCTGCTTTGATCCATTGTTCTCGTTGCTCGTCAAGTTTCTTGACGTTAGCCATGATAGCTGCTCTCTGACGCTCACTATCAAGTCTGTTTCTTTCTTGTTCTGTCGTACAATTTGATTTTCCATTTCTGTTATTTTTTATATCTTGAACTATTTCGTTATATTTCGATGTTATGTTGCTGATAGAGAAGTTCTCTATAATCCACTTCGTCTGTATCATACTTAGTAGTTCCTTGAATGCCGATAGTAGACTATCATCGTCAACACTCAAAGGTTTTGTTCTTTCTGTTCGGGAGTATTTGATTTTCTTAAGCAATTCTGAAAGCATCTTCATGTCTTGCTTAGAGAAATAATACACCTCGCCAAATTTATTTTTATAGAAATCATCAAATGTTAGTCTCGCTCTGTAAGTCAAAGTGTATTCTTCTTCTGGCTTCTTCTTTGTTGGTTTCTTCTTTTCTTCTGAAGTTTCAGGAGTAAGAATCAAAGTTTCGCCTTCACGCGCGCGTAACCCCATTTCTTTTTCTTTTTCTTTATTTATTTCTTTTATAGGGGGTGTGGGGGAAATTTTCTTTCTTTTTTCTTTTTCTGTTTCTTTGTTCCGTTTCTTAGGTGTCCCCTCTGGTGTCCCCAAGGTATCTGTAACTAATTGGTTATCAGTATAGTTAGGTGTCCCCTTAGGTGTCCCCTCGTTCTTGGGTGTCCCCTTAGGTGTCCCCTCTGGTGTCCCCAAGGTATCTGTAACTAATTGGTTATCAGTATAGTTAGGTGTTCCCTTAGGTGTCCCCTCTGGTGTCCCCATGATGGAATTATAGTCTATGATGCACAAGATTGAGGATGATTTTTCAGATTTAATATCTATCATGTTTCTTTGACTGAGACTTTTGAGGAATAATTCTACTTTATGTTTTCCCCAACCCCAACGTGAAGCTAAATTTCTAATAGAAATAAGCGTCTCGCCCTCTTTTATCGTTTTGGGTTTCCCGTTCAACAAAATAGACTTTTCTTCTTTTTCTGCCATAGATACAAGGTCTATCCATGCGTGGAGTTTATCGAACTTGTCCTCATAGAACAAGTCCGACTCCAAGCAAGAATACTCAATCTTTATGTAACCAAATTGTTTCATGTTTCACCACACTAAAAGTTTACTTACTAAGGTACCGGGTAATGATTGCCTTGAATTCTTCGACGCTATGGCAAACTACGTACTTGTTTCCGTATTTCTCGCAAGCTGCTTGCCATGCCTTCTGCTCGGGCGATTGGTATGTAGCCTTATGGTCGAAGGTCCTAGGACGCTTCATTTCAATATAGAGGGCACCATAACCATGATTGGGTATTGCCAAGCAGATGTCGGCAACACCCCTCACGATGCCCTCACGTTTCGCTCTACCTCCTTGTCTTCCAACTCTGATGCCTTCATTGGCGATATGGAAAAGCATACCTTCCTCGGCAAGTTTAGGGTATTGTAACTTGAACCATCGAAAGCATGACTGCTGTATCTCTGATTCCGTCTGTGTAACTGTTCTTGTTGATGGAACCTTGATGAACTTTTCGCCCTTTGCTATTGCTGATAGTAACTGCTTGTTATATGAATTGTTAGCCATGTCGTGTTAAACTGAATATTTAATTAATAATAAACGTTCGTCAAGTACTTCCATTGACCTTCTACGTACCCCATATAGGCATACTCTCCCGGCTTGTTTTCGACAAGATGAAAGTTCTCCACTTCCCCAAATCTCTCTACATTTCCGCATAGGTCTACGACCCAACCTTGCTTGCCAGGGAATGGGCGAATACACCTTCCCACTATTTGGTACCACAATCTCAAAGACATGGTTGGTCTGGCCATGACGATTGTGTCAAGAGCAGGGTAATCGAATCCCACACTGAGCACAGAAACATTTACGAGAACCTTTAATTTTCCACTTTTGAAGTCCTCGATGATTTTCTCTCGGTCTTTTTTCTTTGTCTCGCCAGTGAGATAAGCACTATTTGGGATAGCCTTGCATAAGGCAACGCTTTCTTCCACAAACTTCGTGAACACTAAAATACCCTTACGTGGTATACCATTCTTTGGATGAAGCAAGCGGTTTACGATTTCAGCCAATCTCTCACAGAGGTTGCAACGTTCAAACTCTTCACTCAACGATTGTTCGTCATAGTCTCGTCCTGTGCTGTTTATCTTCACTCTACTTGTATCTACTAATTTTAATTGTGAAAAGTACGTTAGGCGAGCTAAAAAACCCTTTGTCAGCAATTCTTGTATGCTAACTTGGTAGATGACATCATTGAACATTCTCGGTCTTGTGCGAGTAAGGAACTTTTCGATGCACTTGTTGGCGAGGATAACACCAGGCTTTGGCTCGAATTCATTCTTGAAATAATCGCTTTCCTTGTACGACCCATTGGGCAAGAACTTACCTTCTGTAATGATGCCTTGCTGCGTATAGAGACGATATGGGGTAGCGGTGAACCCCAAAATCTTACGTTTGACATGAGTCAAGAAGTCCTTATACATGCCGCCTGTAGCATTTATCACATCACATTCGTCTACGATGATAGCCTTGAACTTATTGAACTCTTCCTTGTGATTTATGATGCTGCCTATTGTTGCAAACGTTATTCTGTCGATGTTTTTGCTTTTGAGGCTCGCAGAATAGATGGCGCAGTCGGTCACTCCATAGCTTAGTAGCTTGGAGAAGTTCTGCTCCAATATTTCTTTCGATGGCTGCAATACCAATACATTTCCATCAAGCTGTCGGGCAATGTCTGCAAGGATAATCGACTTGCCGCCACCTGTAGGAACCACGATGAGTGAGTTCTTCTTTTCTTTGGATTGGAAGAACCTTACTGCCGCGTCTGATGCTTCTTTCTGGTATGGTCTTAGTTCATATTTCATATTACTTCATTTTTGTTTCCTCTTCTATATCAATACCATTAGCGATAACTTTTATGATTACCACGGCAACGCAGAAGAGTAGGAGTAACATGATACAAGCTAGTATACCGATTACTCCATAGATAATGATTTCGTTCATATTTTATCTTTTTTATATGGATATGGTGGCATATCTTTGCGATATACGATGATTAACACTATCATAAAGATAGATGCTACAACACTAAATGCTATCAATGCCAATATCAAATATCCGATTATGATAATGATTTCATTCATATCTATCGTTTCTTGAATAGTAAAGCAGTATTGCAAATAGTGCTAATACAAGCACTACTGCAATACTAATTAGAGTTAAGTAGAAGTACCAAAACCACATTTCTTTTTACTTGGCTTCTTCTTTGTCATCATTCTTCTCTTCGTTTTTGTCGGAAGGTGTATGATGTTCGAAGACATCATGGAGTTTGGTTTCGTTCAAACCAACCACATCATAATCTATCATGGTCTTGCCCATCACCTCATCAACATAACGGAGGGCACGGGCGAGAGACTTAGCCTGAACAAGATAATTTACGTTGCTGCGCTTCTCGCGTTCTGTTTTTTCGTCAATGGTAATGAACTGGAGTTTAGCCTTATACCACTTGTCGTCATCATCTACATCACTGAAGAAAACTTCATTAAAATTGGCTTGACCAAGGTTGCTTACCTTTAGTTCGCCACTTACGTAAACAGACATTTCTTCTATGATAGCATTCTCGGCTTCTGTAAAGCTCAATGCTTCAATCAAATACTGCTCTGTTACGACTTTATCACAACCATCTTCCATGGTCTTTTGGTAACGCACCTTGGTAGCGTACCATGTTCCTGTTCTTGATCTCATTTTTAATTCATATTAAAAAGTTCTACAATATAAGTTACTGAATTATTGCCACCTCCTTTTGCTATAGTAGCGCAAATACAGATGGCTTTATCTTTGCCCCCCTAATCTGTCTAGATATGAGGTCTAATTGATGTTCTGCTGTCATTTTATACTCCATAGCGCTTTCGTCACACTCTCTTTCGTGAGATTCCGCTAGAACCATTTCTTTACCGCAATTGGGGCAAAATTGTTTCTTGTTCTTTTTCATATATTACCATTACATGAGGGTATCTCTGATGTTGAGATTGTAAATGTGATAGTCCTGATACCAAACAAGGGCATTTCGAACCGAGATTACTCATGATTTCTTTATATGCAACACCTACTAACTCCTTATGTATCATCATAAATACCCTTTAACCGTTCAACTTCTTGTTTAAGACCATTCTTTGCTATCTCATCGATTTCTTCTTTTGATAGTTGAGGCTCAAGCCGGTGAATTTCTTCACTCAATTCGTCGAGAGTCATTTGTGTTTTCCCGATGTAGTCTTTGAGCTTGGTTTTCTCTGTCCTATCAAGGAGTTTGCCGACAATATCATCTTTCAGATAGTATTTCTCTCCAACTTCGTCTTGAAGAATATCGTCAATGACGATACCTCTGTCTTTAGGTTGGGGAATATCCGACTTCTTGGTTGGTGGTTCAAAAGGATCGTCGTCAAAATCAAACAAGTTCGTCTTGCCGGTGTCTTTTACTCTGATGTTCGTCCAGTAGATACGCTTGCGTTGCTGGGCTGATACCAAAGCTGAATTGATGTGAACACCGCGAACACCGATAGCATGAGACAGACAACGCTCCCATTTGTCAAGCATTTCTACGTTTTCGAGGAAGAAGAGTATGTTTGGGTTATACTTGCGTAATTCCGTTAGAACACGCATATACTCCCAAAATAGATACGACTGTCCTTCAAACTCAAAGCCTTGTGCTTTTAGTTCCAAGTACCGGTCAAGAGTGTAAATCTCTTCTCCATGACTTGTTGCTGCGCCTTTCAGCTTGCCGCTCATAGAAAAGGCATGGTGAACCACCGATAAGAATGTTCGGAATACCATATTGTTGTACCATTTCGTCCACATTTAACTCTGTAACACTACCTAGTTGAATAGTATTCGGAAAATTGTGCATGGTGTTTGCGATAGCGTGTTTGTCTATCTCTGATGCAAGATAGGTAGACACTTTGGCGCCAATTCCATTGAGTGCCATCTGACCGCCGGATATGCCATCAAACAACGAAAGAACTTTCATGTCTTTCTTTATCTCTTCTGGGATAAATTGAAAGATGTGCTTGATAGTTTCTATGTTCCAACCATTACCTATACCATGGTACTGCTGTGTCTCGGAAGAAACAAACTCATAGTCGTGTGGAATTGTCTGCAACTCCGCACATTCAGATGGTGTCAGTCTACGTATGAAAGCAACAAAGGTGTGGCCATTTATTTTAAACTCATAGCCTTGCTTGTTATCCGGCATACGTTTCCTAATCTCATCTAGTTGTCTCTTTCGAATGTTTCTGATGGCTTGTGATGCTATTTCTTCTTCATTACACATATTCTCAAATATTTGCAAAATGGCGGCTTTGTCACCACGTTTTCCTATACTTACGATATGTTCGGTTGATAACGACCGACACTTTTCTTTTCCACCTTTAATAATAAGGTGTGCTTGCGTACTAGGATAAATGACCGCTTGCCTCATAAATTCTTAAACTCTAAAACGAACTCGTTGTAACCCCGATCTTCTGGCAGAGGAAGGATAACACCATACTCTGTAGTCGCATCCGCTTGGACTTGTCGCATAAAGTGTGTCATGGCCTTTGTGCTGATGTCGCTAATTCCATGTTTGTATGGTGGAATAAACTTGTTGACGTAATGGTCATGCCAGTCTATCCTTGATTGCCCCGACCAATATTCAAGTTGAGTCATCCACATCCAAAACAGCTTTCTTTGCGAAGACGTGGTGATGTAGCCAACCTCAGTTACATATATATTATATGTTCCTATCGGTAAGTCAGCGACAACCTCCTTGAGGGACTTGTCTGTCTTCATCCCCCAAGAAGATTTTCTGAGCTCAATTTTCTCCACCATATATATTAATATGTATTAAAAAGGAAGGTCGTCGTCCTGTGCTGCCGTTGTCGCTGCGTCAGGCTGAATTGTAGTAGCCTGATTGCTGGAAGGAATCTCCACTGGCTTCAAGTCTCCAAGATAGGTCTTGTTCATGGCCTCTACTTCTTCCGGACTATGGCTGTTGACATACTCCTTGCTGACCGCACGTTTCAGATAATGGCTGTTTCCGTATTGGTCTACGTTCATTTTTTCATAGACTTCAACACCCAACCCGAAGATGCGAGATTCGTACTGCTGTCCGTCTGTACGTGTCTTTGTTGATACCTTAACGAAAATATCATTATCCTCGATAGGGATAACAACGCATTTCTTTTTCTCACCGCTCTTGCCGGTGATTCCCATGATGCCTACATTTTTCAACTTGGCGAGGTTCACGGAACCGATTAATTTTACGTTACTCATTTCTGTTTTCTCCAAAAATTCTTGTTGTACTTCTGTCTATATTCTCTATGTTGTTATTGATGAAGTCTATGAAACTTTCGCAGTTCTGTCTAAGAATTTCTACGCTCTGCTTCATATCAAACGTGTAGACCTCTCTGTTCTGTACTCCGCTTATCAGAAGATTACGAGAATTTCCACCTGTCAGCCTGTAAGCCGTAAATTCTACGTCTTGCACCTCAGCCATCATACCTGATGTAATCATGCAGTAAGGATATGCAAAACGCTGGTTGTAATGGGCATAATCTCCAAAGGTATAGTTCTTGCAAGTCTTCAAGTCTAAAATAGACTTCATTCGGAAATAGTCCAGGAATCCATGCAGTTCTACTATGATTCCGTTCGATAATTCCAAGTTTGCTGACGTATAGAATTGGCAGATGCAGTCGTGAAAATACTCTGCTACAGACTTACAAAAATCAATGTCAAAGAAAAACTCGAAATCTTCAAGGCTTGTATAGATGAATGCTTTCCCGATTTTCGATAACAACTCTTGTGATTGTTGGGCGATTTTCTTTTGCTCCTCTTCTGTTTCCGGCTTGGCTTTCGCAAACGCAATTTCTAAGAAGTCTTCCATGCAGCGAATGGTCTTAATGAAAACACCATTACTTGGTTCTGCCTTCTTCTTGATTATGCAGTCGATGATTTCGTTGAAACAGGTACCCTTTGCTTGTGCTTCCGTCGTAGGAGTCTTGACATTATTGATACGGTCAATCAACTCTTGATACTTCATTTCGTGAAACTCCTCAGTTGTGTACCGAGGGGTTTCACTCTGGCCATAGTACTTTTCCCAAATAGCATCGCTGTTGCAAAGGTTGCAAAATTGGTCGAGCAGTGTAGGGGAGAAGAAATAACTAGGCTGCTTCATACTTCTTAGTGCTTTTATTGAACTTCAAACCAAGTTCCTTGCATCTGTCTGTAATGAGAGACTTAGCATGAGCGTTGGAATCCCATATCTGCTTCTTGTCCTTCATTGCCAATACGTAAGAGTTTGCCTGCTCAGCATCGCTGATACAAGCCACCTCGCCCTCAATCTCTGAAATCAGCTCATCGTATTCTTTACGAGTGTTTGACTCTTGCTTCAAGTAGCTGTCGTAATTCTCAAAGATATTCGACATAAAATCATTATGGCCGATAATATTGCCTTGGGCATCAATGATTACCGGAATCTCTTGCATAGGAGGCAAGTTGCATGTGTTCTTTGCGTAGAACTTTTCTTGTGGTGTCCAAGAAATAGTTCTCTTGTTGCCGATAGCTTGCATGTAACCGACCAAATCCAACTCCTTGATAAGATCACCAGCAGAAGAGCCTCCAATCTCTGGGCGAACAATGCGAATGTCTCCATCCTTTTCTTCACGCTCATGAGCCACGAAAATTACGTGCTTGCCCATCATCGAAACACGTTTCAAAAAGTTGATGAACATAATCTTTCGTGCTCCGAATCCCTGCAAGGTCAAAGAACCGTCACGCTTACCAAGACGATTGTCTTGCTGAATGATGTAGGTACTCATGTAGTCAAGCATCTTTCCGGCTGTATCAATAACGATAGTCTTGAAATCGTTTGATTGTGTTTCCAACTCTTGCAAGGCCTGTAACACCTCGTTCCAATTCTGGACTTGAAGCGTTGGGCATTGAAATGCTCCATTTACTCGTTGGATGCCTCCGTCAAAGTCAAAAAGTACCGGATTTGGGGTACTAAGTGCAAGGGTGCTCTTGCCCAAGCCAGGTTGGCCATACACCAATGCCTTAATTGTGGAGTTATAAGCCAACTCCGAAGGCTTCTTAAATATGCTCATAATCTTGTAATTTAATTGTCGTTTTGAAATTTATTATTTGCAATCTTTTTAGGCGAATTAAATCGCCATTAAATCTCGTAAGAGATAGCTTTCTGACGGTTCAAACTTGTCGTTTTTGTCGTTTTAAGCTAATTTAACCCTTCGTGGGTTTGGTTTCACGTTCTCAAAAATATCACTTGCGTTGAACTGCCATTTCGTGTTTGGCGCTCCTGCTGGTTTGTCATATCTGACTTTCTCTTCCAGCATCAGCCGTTCAAGCCTCTTCTTGCCTCCAACGATCTTCTGGGCGATTTTCCATGAAAGGGTGATTCCATCCATCTGTGTCAGTATTTGAAGATATTTTTGAGCCATGATTGTTATTTTCAAATCTTCCATCATTTGATCATTTCAAGATAGCTTTCAAGCCAAGCTCTCTGATGTTTTCTAAATCGAATACGGAACCTACGAATTTAGCAACCATATAAAGAACCAACTCTTGTTGGGAGGATATTCCTAACTTCTTGTATATGTGCTTCTTGTGTGTTCGTATAGTCCAAATCGGTTTGCTCAATCTTTCAGCTACCTCCTTGTCTATAAACCCATGGCAGTAAAGTTCAGCGACTTTATACTCTACCACGCTTAACTTGATAGCTTTAGCTGACCCGAAGAATAGTGATACTACAATCCTTCTTATTTACTATCTTCTTGACATTCCATTTCTCACGCACCAATTCTCTTTTCAGACGGCTGATAACCGTTGTAATGGAGCTGTAGCGTTCCATCGGGAATGTCTTGCGGTCTCCAATCCTAAGTTCTCGGAGTTCCGCTGTGATTGGTTTTTTGATAAGCTCTTCCATTTCTATAATATTTTTTGTTAAACTTTGCCCCCTAAAAGGGGGCTGACTTGTAATAATTTTACCTAAATCATCTTTTTATTACTTTTAGGTACGTTAAAAATTTGCATAAGAACGAATAATTTTGTATTTTTGTTGTTGTTATTGTTATTTGACATTACAAAGATAAGAAAAAGTTATCAATTATGCAAGTTTTTAAGAAAGAAATTTTGTATTTTTGATAAAAAAGTTGTTAAACGGAACTCTGATAAGTAGTTCTGGTTGGTATTCACATTATTATATATAGAATTATGAACGAAGGAACTTATAAGTATAACGTGCGTGAGATAATCGCTAACGTGCTGCAAGCGGTTGGAATGAATGGCCCTGGATTTGCCAAAGCCATAGGTCTTCCATATACCGTGGTTTATAATTTGCAAAGTGGTAGAACAAAGAAGTTCAGACCAGCTATCGCTGACCCAATGGTCAAGGCTTTCCCACGACTTAATTTGGAATACCTATATACTGGTGAAGGTGAAGTACTGAAAGATGAGGTCCCTTCTGAAACAGAACGCGTCTCTAAATTTGCCGGTTCCTTGGACAGCATTGTGGAACTCCAGCAGAAGATATTCGACAAGCTGGATGAACTCGGAAAGAAAGAGAACGAGCTGAATGAGAAAGAGAGAAAGCTTAACTTGAAAGAACTTGAACTTATAAAGCGTGAAAATGAATGTCATAAGCAGGAAAGCAAACTTGGCATTCAAAAAAGCTCTTTTTGATTAAAAATATCTACTTCTATTGCATCAAAATAAGACTATTTTGTTGTCGGAAGAATTTAATGATTGTTTGTAACTAACTATCAGTTAATAAGATATGAAAATTAAAATATGATCGAGGAATATCAAATCAGAATTCTGCCAGAACAGGCAGCGAGCGAGGAAGGCATCAAGCGCTATCTCGCCAAGGAAAAGGGGTTGGATGTGAGAACACTCAACCAGGTGAG